TCGGTCTATGCCTACATAGGAAGCTTCTTCAAGCTTCCAATCTGGAAATATGTAAAGCATCCCCGTGGGAAGTATCCATTTCAGCCATGTGTGCAGCTGTGGGACCTTGGGCTGGTACCGAGCTTTGATGGTAAGACTTGGCGGTTACATGGTGGCCCAAAGGCTAAGGTGATGTTCGAAATTACCAAGGAACAGTTAGCTGCTAAGGAGTAGCTTATGCAGGTATTTAAGCGGACCTTTGAGGCTGGTAAGCACCCGGAAGGGAGCTTGGAACGGGAGCGGCTAGCCGGTAGCAAGCTTACCAACCTCGATTATCCCACCTATAAGTTTGTGGTGCTGGATGAGGATGGGTATGTGAGGGAGATTTTCAGGACTGAGCAGGAAGCCGAGCGGTGGGCAAGGGAGCATGAACTATGACCCCAGCACAATACTTTTCCAAGTGGCATCCAACGGCGCCATGGCTCACAGCGAGACAAGCGGAGATTGTGAAACTCATGATGCTGGGCCTGAGCAACAAGGAAATAGCGGCCAAGCTAGGGATTGTGCCGTCAACGGCGGAGACACACAGAGCCAATATCTATGAGAAAGCATATCCTGAGCATCGGCATTGGGCTAATGCTATGACGCTGACGAGGGAGTTTTGGTTGAAGTTTGCTGAGGATTACCGGAAGCGGGGAGGGAGATGAGCATGACCGTCAAGCAGGCAATCGAGTGGCTAAGCAAGCTACCGGACAAGGACATGTTCATCCTGATCGGCTGTCCGCATTGTGGACGTGGACATCAGCTTGGGCGGATTGCAGAGGCTGTAGTGCTGGAAGGCAAGGCTGAGGAGGAGTGATCGTCATGCAGGTTGAGAGTGAGCCTAGGCCGTTAGAGGTCATGCTGGTGTGGATGCTGTGTGGGATCGTGAGTGGAGCGGGGCTGTATGGTGCGCTCAGGGTGGTAGCGGCGCTGCTGAGAGCTCTAGGAGTCAAGATAACGGGAGTTTAGGGCTCAGCGCTGCTGGAAACGGCCCCAGCGTCGACTTTAGGAGGCATCGTGAGCAACGATCAGGTAACAAATCCGAGAGAATGGGATGATCTCCAAGTCATCCCGCTACAGCAATCTGCGTCAACTGCAACCTGGTTACCAATGCCAGCAGATGTCCGGCATGTGCCAGCTCGGAGTCGATCTATCCCTTGGCCAAATGGCTTGAAGATGTCGAGAGATCGCGGAAAGATGAGAGGCTGGTGACGGCCGTGATAGCGGGAGAATGCTAGGAGGAAACCATGAAAACGTTGAATGATTTTATGTTCGAGTCTCATGCTGAAGCAAGAAAGGCTGTCAACTGGGAGGATGCTACGGATGTGCTGCTCGAAGACGGCAACTGGTACTCCACACCCAACGGAGTAGCGCTAGTGCTTAAAGGGCCGGCTGGTAATTCTGGACCTTGGGTAACTTGGGTAGATGCTGAAGGGGACCGTGTGTATGCTCCGGTTAGTGGGGTCCGGGCGTTACGTGAGGAGCACTGGGAAGAGTGCGTTCGGGGACTCTATGAATCCTTACAACCCGATCCTTCCACCGAAGGGGCGTCCTAACGGAGAGGTAAAAACGTGCAGTTTCTCTTGTAAGTAATAGTAGTATATATAGTTAGTTACTGCATGGGGGGTGTGCAGTTCGTGCAGTTTCGTGCAGTTCAAACTGCATCAAACTGCATAACTGCATGAGGGTGATGCAGGAGGGTTGGGCCAATGGAATGTTGGGGTTACGGGGAAACTGCATCCAATTTTCCCCAGTATCAGACAGACTTTTGCCAATCCTTACACTTTTGCCCGTTTTCGGTACTGGCCACGGCCGATTTTATCGAGCAAGCCGTCACCTACGGAAGCGCTCAGCCAGTTGTAGATTGTGCGCTCAGCTTTGAGGCCCTTGCTCATTCCATACTCGATAGCGTCAGCGGTGGTGAAGGTGAGTCCAGGCGCCAGCTTAGCCAGCCACACGTCGAGGATAACTTGGCCGATAGTTTGCTGGACTTCGACAAGGTGGCCCTCAGCGTTGAAGCAGTAGTCAGATTCGTAAGCTGGACCGGAGTGGATGTTGAATCGAATCAGGCGCTCGCCAGAGGGGCCAGTTTCGATGAATTCGATGATTGTACCACAGCCAGCAGGCAGGCCGACAGAGCCAATTCCTGAATTGCGTGATGAGGACTGAGTCTCGCCAGATTTCATCTTAGGACTGTGCGTAGAAGCCCAGAAGTCAATCCCGGTGCGTTGCGTGTAGAGATTGAGTTTGCGGATGAAGCCAAGAGCGGCCTTGTAGAGAGGTTCCTTGCCTTGGGGTTCGGGGATGAGCATAGCAAGCGCTTCGATAAAGACTAGCTCCGTACCCTCCGGTATCTTGTCGATGACGTATTTGAAGCTCCAGTCGATTTCCTGATCCATGAAGCTGAACATGGGGATCTTGCTAGGATCGAAGCCTAAAGCCTCCCAGGTATCGCGTGCATATTGCGAAGGCCGATCACACATCACATAGAAAATTTTGGTCGGCTTGGTAGGCTTGCCGAAGACTGGACGTCCATCGGTGAGAGCGTCTAGGATTGGGATACTGAAGCGTGTTTTGCCGCTGCCGCTGTTTCCGATGAAGAGGTTTGGAGCTCCCTTGGGAAGCACCCCGGGGACGTGCCATCGTATAGCCAATTTTCCGACCTTCCTAGGGGCCGGGGAGGTCGAGACCCCAGCCCCCACAGTACCGGTTGAGCCCAGAGGATAGGCCCAAGCTCAGGATAGCACCACTGTCAAGAGGCGGTGAGCAAGCTAACCACGCTTAGAGCAATTGTAAGGCCATATAAATTGCTGGAGCCTATTGACAAGGGGCCCGGAGCAGCGGTAGCTTGACACTCGTTGAAAGTTTTCAATACACAAAAGGTGATCGAAATGAAGGAACTGAATATTACACAATTCACTGATATGCTACGGAATCTGGCAGACTTCTACGAGACTCACCCTAAGGCGCCGATCCCATTCGACTTCAAGTATGGCTGGCTCAACGCATATCTGCCTGGTGGTGACGAAGGCAGGGCAATCTTACAGTCCCTAGGGAGCTTCAGGAAGGTGTTCGAAGACGACTATTTCCGGGCTGAGGTGCAGGTTGGAGAGATGACGCTGAGATTCAGCACCAGGCGGGAGAATATCTGTGTGCGGAAGGTGGTAGGAACCAAGATAGTAGCAGAGACTGTGATTCCATCTTCCTATACGCCTGAAACTGTGATCCCCGCTCATGAAGAGGAAATTGTGGAGTGGGATTGTGGACAGCCCATTCATGGCGATGCTGAGCCTGTCCCTGCCTATGCTGAGGCTCCAGCTCCAGACGAGGCGGGATGGGGAGCTGGGCAGCAACCAGTGACGCCTCCATTACCGCCACCGTTGCCTGACGCAGTGAGCGTTGAGGAAGATATTGACGAAATCCCATTTTAATTCTAGAATGGGAGCATGAAAGTTTGTAAGAAGTGCTTAAGGGTGCTTGCTCCTACTGAGTTCTACAAGCATAGTCAGATGAGGGATGGACTGCTGAGTTTTTGCAAGTCTTGTGTAAAGGTTCGCATTACGCAGTATCGTAAGGCTAATCTTGAGCAGGTACGGGAGTATGACCGTATCCGCAACAAGACAGATGAACGTCGGCGGCATCAGTTCCTTCATAGTAAGGCTTGGAAAAAGCGTCATCCGGAAAAGTATCGTGCTCATGTCAGTGCCAATAATGCAGTTCGTAGCGGCAAGTTGCAACGTCAACCATGTCAAGTTTGTGGATCTAGGGCCGAGAAGCATCATCCTGATTACACAGATCCATTACGAGTAGTTTGGCTATGTTCTCGGCATCATCACGAGTTACATCGGAGATACAAAGACTAATATGATCATCATTGACAGATCACGCTTGGAAGCAGCCATGGAGTGTCCAAGGAAATACTATTGGCACTATCTCCATGGTGGAAGCGGAATCGAGCGCAAGTCAGTAAGCGTCCCGCTGCTGACAGGATCGCTGATTCACTCACCGTTAGCGGCCGTGCTGCTACGCTATCGACAAGGACTTGATCTTGAGCTACAGCACATTGTCGATGACGCCAAGCAGGAATATGTCAAGGTAGTGAGCGATAGAGGGCTGCTGCTAGACTACTTTGATGGCTCTGATGCCCAGCTGGGTCAGGTCGAGTCCTCGCCGATAGCGTGGCAGGTCAATGAGCAGATAGCGCTGCTGGAAGCACTGGTAAAGGGATGGGTACGCGTACGGCTGCCGCGCCTTCTCGAGGAGTACGAGATTATCGACGTTGAACAGGAGCAGGCGATAACGCTGGGCAGAGATATTGTCATGCTCACGCGCAGAGATGCGTTGCTGAGGCGCCGGCAGACAGGGGAATACTTTGTGCTCAACTTCAAGACCACGTCCAATCCCGATCAAACCTGGCGTGAACAATGGAGGTATGATCAGCAAACGATATCAGAGTTCGTTGCCGCTGATGCGAGCGTGCGCGACAAGGTTGGGAGTGCTGCTGGTGGCGGTCGCTCCGCTCATCTGGACAGCGCTGTAAAGGCCCTAGACGGTGGCACTCCCAGCGTAATAGCAAGTCCGTCGGCTATGCCGACAGAATTAGCAGGTGGCCAAGGTAGCGACCATGTTGTGAGAGGCGTGCTGATCGAGGGCCTTGTCAAGGGCCAGCGAAAGCTGAAATGGCCGGAGGATGTTGAGCCTGCGCAGTGGCGGCATAACTCGCCGCTGCTCTATCACTATGCTACAGCGGCCAATCCGCCGATGCCACGCAGTTACTACGCGGATGCTTACCGCACCTGCACCGAGCCTCATCCGTGGCGGTGGGTGAAGGGCGGCCACTGCCCCGGCGGAAAGAAGCACAAGATCGGCGACGAATACCAGCGGGATATGGTGAGTCAAACGTGCGGTATTGACAGCTGGCTGGATTGGCTCAGCGAGAATGATCAGCAGACGCTGGAAGCACAGTTTATTGCGCTGCCTGCCATCATCCGTAGCGATTATGAGATTGAACGCTGGAAGCGTCAGACCATCGGCCAAGCGAATGACCTAGATGGCCGACGCGCGGAGCTGGAGATTGAGCAGGACGGTGGGGAGGCCACGCTCGATAATTGCTTCCCCATGGCAACGGGAGGAGGCAACTGCTTGCGACCGTCAAGGTGTCCATTCCTTGACCTGTGCTTTGGCGTGGCTGATCCAGACGACCGGGAAGCGTTTGTCGCGCGAGTGCCAAATCATCCAGCGGAGACAAAGCTAGTAACAATCAAAGTTTAACTTGAAAGGTGGCTTGTAAGTGTCTAATTTCAGAGCGTTTAAGGCCGACTTGCTTTACGGACAGAGCGGTTTGTACAAGACCAGTAATTGCGGCTGGGCAGCGAAATACTACTATGAGAAATACGGCCTCACCACGAGATGGGTAGGCGCCGATAACGGCGGCTGGGAACCAGTGGATCACCTAGTTCAACAGGGGATCATCGAAGCATGGCCAATCCGGCTATGGCCAAACAAGATTGAGGCGCTGGATCTGGCGTGTCAGGGCTACTGGCCAAACTCGCTCACGGACCCGGCCAAGGGACTGATGCCACCGGCCGAGATAGCCAAGACCAAGGTAGGGCTATACGTATTCGAGGGGCTCACTAGTTTCGGCGAGGTGATCATGGATGCGTTGCGCAAGCCAGGGATCAGCCTGAGCCAGGACCCAAACTATGTGCTGAAGGACGGAAACGCGACCTACGTAGGATCGAACATGTCCAACTATGGCTTCGTGCAGGACCGGATTGGGGAGTTCGTGACGAAGACGCACATGATTCCACAGGTGAAAAAGGTGCTCTGGACCGCCCTTGAAGGCCGTGGCGAGGACAAGGAGACCAAGTTACCAGTGTTCGGGCCAGCGATCGAGGGGAAGAAAGCTACGGCCAAGGCCTCTCAATGGTTCGGCAACACGCTACATATGGAGGCATGTGTAGCATCGACGCAGGTTGACGAGAGTGCTAAGCAGATCAGCGTTACGACCGAAGTCAGAATGTATCTGCGCACTCACGTTGATCTGAACAGCAAGTTACCGTTCCCCGCCAAGATCCGGGCTCCGTTCGATATGGACCCCAAAGAGTGGAATGCGCGAGTTCCTGAATGGATGGAGCCAAGGATCGATAAACTGTATGCCTTGCTAGACACGCTTAAGGCTGAAGCGTCAGCACGAGCGGGGAAGTTGGCAGTAGTTGCAGTAGCTAAGTGACTTTAACCGGGCTATAGCCCAAAGGAGAACACGAACATGGCGGTAAATTTGAATGATCTGAACTTGGTAGAGGAAGAGGTACCGCAGGTGGATTGGGACGCTCCGGAGGGAGGGCTATATCCACCCAGCATTCCGGTTGGGGATCACGATTTCATCTTCAAGCTCGCCGATGATCCCTATCAGTCCATCCAGCGAGAAGGAAAGAATGCGCTTCAGGTGACGTATGCGGCTACGACTACCGTGGACGGAACCGAGAAGACGCTGAACTACCAGCGAGTGAACACGCACCGATCAGCGGGGATGGTAGCGGCTAGGCGTAACGCGAGCGCATTCGAGCTGCTCCGGGCGCTAGGGACGAGAGTCACCGAGCCCACCGCTAAGAACATAGCGGCCGCCTTGGAAGATGCGAGCAACTCAGCCAAGCACTTCACCGCTGGCGTTCAGTGGCGTGGCTACTGCGACCATGGTGTCAAGGGAGCCAAGGATGGAATCGAGGTGGCGACGAGGCCTAGCAAGAAGAAAGTAGCGGCTGGCACGCAGTTCGCCTGGCCGAGAAACGCTGACGGACAGTTCGAGCTATTCGTGACCTGCCCCAAGTGTAAGCAGGGAATGAAGGTCAACGCAGAGATCGCGGATTTCCATCTTCCCAAGGATGGGGTGACCACAGTGGCCAGCTCAACTAACGGTAATGGCACCAGCAGCGTGAATATCTAGGAGGCTTGATGCCCAACACAGGAACGAATGGTGATGGCGTGAGCGGCGTGAGCCCACCGCTTCCCTCGGTCAGCCTGGCCGATCATATCTCGCTGGTTCTGCTAGATCTGGCAGGCGGCCCAGTCCGCCTCAATCTCATCCTGAAGAAGCTAAATCAGCGCGGGGTCGTGATCACCGAGTCAGCAGTGATCAACTGTATGCAGCGGAAGCCTGAGCGATTTACACGATCGGAGCGAGGAATGTATGAGCTAGTTGTCGGGTAAATGGGCCAGACTGTAGCAGTCTAATTCGCTATAGGAGCGTCACAATGATCAAGCAGATTGCCCTCTCTATTTTGTCCCTGTTGCTGTTGCCGGCGTCGTTCGCGGTCGCACAGACCTATCAGTATCGGACTGAGCCGTCGCCAATGATATGGACGAAGCCAGATGGAGAGAAGTGGATGATTGTAGTCTGGTATCCACCTGCGGATTGCAGCGGCCTGGGAAATTCTCTTGTCTATTGCGAATGGGCTCCGGCGCGTCTAGGTGTGACGTGGGCTAAAACGGAATCTGAGGCAATAAAGTGGGCCAACGATACGCAATCAAACGTACTTGGCATCTATCGCGTCGAGGAAACGAAGCTCACTAAAACTGCAGTGCAAGAACGTGTCCCACAGCCTGATAGTTTTCGTAACAGAATCGTCTACAAATCGGAGAAACCATGACCAAAGCCCTTCCCGCCCTATTCCTGCTGTTGTCTAGCATCTTTGCGGTCGCACAGACCCCAGCCTATACCACAAGCGTAAGTTTCGGGTGTAACGGAATTGTCTGCAACGGAGTGCCGCTCGATCAGGGCGGAGTGTGGCAGTTCATTGAATTGAACCAGGCATTCTCCGTGGACAACATAGTGAACGGAGTGTCCGTTTTGTATATCTACGGCAATCCGGGGAATTTGTCTACATACAACCCAGTCACTGGGGCTCCGGGCGGGATGCAGAACATCTCCGACCAGATTCCGCCGCCGCCCAATCTATACCTGAATGGCTCGACCGGAGCGGAGGGCACCTTGACCTTCAACTGGGGTGCGATCTCCAGCAACGGGACCACGTACTACACAGGGCATGCGGTAGTACAGGGGCATCGGGTCCGGCATTACGCCCGCAGCCCGAGAGGAAGTGGGAGCTTCTACACGCAGATAGTGGTGGATGGGGCGCAGATTTATATCGACTCGGTGAACTGATTGAGAGGGCAAGTGCGATTCAGCGCTTCCACTAACCCGGTCCGCCGAATCAGGGCAGCGGCCATCCCGCAAAGAAAGGAACCCGAAATGAGACGCCATGCTAGGCCGCCGTTCAGTCGGTTCTGTGAACAGATTGAGATTGGAGACGGTTGTTGGAAAAGGCCCATCGCTTCAGCTTTGAGTATTTCGTGCAGTCCATACCTGTGGGACTCTGTGTACTGCATCACTGTGATAATCCACTATGCGTAAGGCCGAGTCACCTCTTCTTGGGAACCATGTCTGACAATACACAAGATATGGTTCGCAAGGGGAGGCATCCTCGCGCAAGAAAGTGAGGTGCCAATTGACAAAAAATCATGCGATTCTGGCTATGAATTGCAGACAGACGGAACGTGCGCTCATTACGAGTGGCATGGCGACGAAATTCCCCCTGACTGGGGTAAGCCTTTTGAAAGCGACCGTCTTGATGGCAGTCATTGCGTTACTGAAACTAACCTTATTCCTGCCAAAACTGTCTGCACAAAACCTGCCAAACAAATCGCTGATCACCCGCGCCCGTAGAGACGCAGTACCGGAGGCGGCGAGTTAAATTCTGCGTCAAAAAGGTTCCGAATCAGCGACGGCTCGTTCCATGCCGCCGCCTGATCGGGCCATCACACAAAAGGAGCAAATGCAATGGCACGAATCATGGTAGTCCTCGGATGTCTCATGCTGGGATTGGCGTTCTTGGCAACCCCGGCTCACGCGCAGTCACCACAGGCGGGCAAGCATGCTGCCATTCCGGTGCTGTCTGACAGGCTGTGCTGCGAATGCTGCGCCTCGTACGGGCCGTGCGGGTGTCAGATTTGTAGTCTGTGCCCACTGACGAAGCCAAGAGGGACGGAGCGGTCTATCTCGGAACTGGATCAACTGGAAAGCTTGGGAGTGCGAGTCTTCCGCAGTTCGCATCCTCTGATGGCTGGGCAGTCGCGGAAGTGTCCGAAGGTGGAAGCGTTGCTTGAGAAGAAGTGAGCGGTGGGGCGAAAAGCCCCACTTTGGAGAAGTGATATGAGTTTCGGAATTGGACCGCACGATTATGACTGTGATTGTTGGCGATGTCAGAGCCGTAGGAAGGCCGCGGAGTCCTCGAAAGCCAAGGAAGGGCCATTGCAGAAAATGGTTCTTGATTTAATTCGAGGCTATGTCCAGCGTCCAGATGTGCAGGCCAATACTCTAACGATGCAGGTACTCAATTGCCTCGCTGGAGATGTGCAGGTATTGCCAGGGCAGACAGCGCCACGAAAGGGACCGCGTTGGAGTGTAGCGGCGTTGCCGGATCGTGGCATCACGATTCCGTGCGATGGAACAGATTGTCAGTGGAACAATTCCGTACCGCACTTCCACGAACCTGCGAAAGTCGAGACGACCGGACAGGCACAGGAAGCGCCAAAGGAGAAGTGATGAATCAAGAATATAGCGAGTCTAGCAATCTCGACGCGGACGAATGGGACGCGGAATATCGCCGCCAAGAAGCCGCTAAGGTTCCCTGCGAAATGTGCGTCAACGGCCAATGGGAAGCGGAGTGCTGTAACGGTGCGGACGGCTGTTCGTGTCATGGTCTACCCGTCCAAATGGGTACGTGCCAAGTCTGCGGTGGAACTGGGATGCGCTCTATCAACGCCGACAAAATGGCTAACGCCAACCTCATCCGTAGGAGTGGTCGTTGCTTCTTAGGAAGCGGACCACGTAGCGGATATTGGGCGGGAAAGTGAAGGAGTGAGGCCCATGCAAAACGCAAGGATCGGTCTGATAGCAGTGATGTTACTGATGACAGCAGGCTGCGCAGCCAAAAACGTAGCTCGGGCCATGTACTGCGAGCACAAGACGCCGGACGGCAAACACTGTACAGTCTGGGCGAAGCATCCTACCGAGTGCGTGCATGACGTGTACGGCGGATGTACGGCGGATACGAAGTGACGGCGCTGGAGGATCTGACGCTGGAGACGGAGGCGAGGAAATGACTGCTGAGGAGATTCGTAAAGAATCAGCGCATGGACCTAGGAATACGTCCGAGGATTGGATGGGGCATGCTATTTGGGAAGTCGCTGCACAACTTGCCGACTTAAATCAAATCCTGCGCATTCTTCCAGGAAAGTTTAGCGATGGAGACCGGATAAGAATTGAGGAGTTGGAGAAGCCGGAAAGGTAACCGAGATGACAGACGAACGAGCAATCAAGGCAGCAAAAGAACTAGCGGACGTGTTTAATGCTTCTCGATATGTCGAGCAGAAAGCCGTCGAGATCATCGAGCGTCACTACCGGGCCGCGACGACAACGGAGAGCCGCGATTTAGCCACGTTCATTGCTGAAGAGCTATTCGATACAAACCTGAGTGCCATCTCTGCCATCGCAGACATGATCCGCCCAATTTTAGATAAATGGGCCGCGACGAAGGCAGAAACGTCACACGATGCTTTGTTGTTGATTGCGGACAACGTGATTAAAGAACTCCGCCAATGTCAAGGCATGGGAGAGTTGGCATTCAGTAGATCGCTGATCGCTGACGCTATCGGTGGTGCGACGAAGGCAGAAACGTGCCCCACGTGCGGCGAACCGTGGCAGATGGCAGATGTCGAAGCGTCAAACTGGCAGATGCACCCGAAGTATTGCCCTAATGCGTGGCACTCTCCTGCGCCAGCGCCACAGCAACCCACAATCGAAGTTTCGGCGGAACAGGTTGGACACTTCAAATCCGTCATCGGCACAGACAAGATAGTTGGTGCGCCTGTGCCAGCGGTAACCAGCGAAGAGGAAAGCGGCAATGCTTAACTGTTCTAGCATCTGTAACGGCTGCCCAGCTCAGGCTTGGGGAGATAAGCGGATTATGCCCAATGGCAGCGGATCGAGCGGGATCATGTTGGTAGGTGAGTCACCTTGGCTGGACGAGATGAGGCAGGAAAGAAACTTCGCTGGAGCGGCAGGAGCAATGCTGGACAGGTGCCTGCGACGGCTAGGGATGGAGCGCCAGCAATTGATCGTAGCCAACTCCGCATGGTGCAAAGCTCCAAGGCTCGGTTTCTTCGATAAACCCAGTCCGCTTAGCGAGGAAGTAATGGAACATTGCCGTCCACACTTGGATCAGCTGATTGAAAGAACCAAGCCAAAGGTGATAGTAACCTTGGGCGGAGTAGCGCTGAGGCGAGTGTGCGGTGTGACAGGGATCACCAATCGACATGGTTACGTCCATGACTCACCGTATGGAATCCCGGTGATACCTTCATGGCATCCGTCCTATATTCTCCAAGGAAACGCCAAGTTCCAGTCAGTTCTCATGTTTGCGCTGAGACGGGCACAGGAGGTAGCCAAGGGTGAGTGGCAGCGCTCGTCAATCAGCTATGTGCTGGATGATTATGAGGCAATGCAGAAATACCTAAGTGAGCCGGGATGGTCGTTGTTAGCGCTTGATATCGAAACTCCCAAATCCGGCAAGCTCGATGAGGAAACGGTCGATGAAGAGGACGCTAGCTACACGATCATCCGCGCAAGCCTGAGCCATACTCCGAACACAGCCTGTAGCTTCCCATGGATTGAGCCGTTTATCAGCCTAGCACGTGAAGCTGTAGCGCGGGCTGGTGTGGTGATCATGCATAACGAAAACTTTGACCGGCCTAGGCTGGAAGCAGCAGGATTCAGATTCGGCGAGGTCCATGACTCCATGTGGGAGTGGCATTTCCTGCAAAGTGACCTGCCAAAGGGGCTCGGCTTCATCGCGCCGTTCTATTATGACGGGCCTTCATGGAAGCACCTGAACGATGCTCAGCCAGACTTCTACTCAGCATGTGACGCGGACGCGACAATTAGGTGCTATCTAGGAATCAAGCGAGATCTCCAGGCTCAGGGCCGCTGGGATCGCTGGCTGCGGCATTGCGTTCAGGTGCTGCCGATATTCAGACGTATGGGGCAGCGCGGAATTCTCATCGACCGGACCCAACAATCTGCGCTCAAGGTGCAGCTCCAAGCTGAATATGACGTGGCCTATGAGAAGCTGCAAGGTGAGGTGCCGGCGGCGGTACTGCCAGTGAAAGTGTACAAGACCGGGAAGCAGGGCGGTGTCGAGCATCGCGTTAAATGTGATTGTCAATCCAAGGAGGCTGTAAATGAGCAAGCATAAGTCGGAGGAAGAGGTAATTATCAACTTTTTTCAGTCCGCCCACATTGAGCGGGCTATGGCGGTGTTTAACATGGTCAAGGCGACAATCAAGACGAGGACAGCGGCGACCGCTGAGCCTGCTCCGAAGCCAGTCATCCATCGGAGGAAGCGTAAGGCCAATTCTGGCAGCGTTCTTCCGCATCTTCCTGCCGATCAGGCGGTAGCGGTCAAGGAGGCATAGCGATGCTGGCAACCTTCACTGGAACCGAAGAAGACCCCATCACTCACCGGATGATCTCGGATCGGTGCTGGAATATGTGGCATCAAGAGGAGGATGAGGTACCACATAAAGACTGCTCAGCAGCCGGATGTGAGTGTACCTGTCATGACTGGATGAAGCCATGACGCACTACCACAACCGCCAATATGACCAACGCTACTCAGCTGAGCGGAGATACCAACTCCGCTTGGCTGGGATGTGTGAGAGCTGCGGGAAGGTAAGGGTGGAGAGGTATGGGAAGTGTGCTGACTGCCTAGAGCGGCACCGACAGTCCAAGATGCGCAAGGGAGGGCACAATGGCCTATCACCAACTTACCACTGAAAGTGGCGGCGACGAGAATTCCCGGATCAACGAGGCCCGGGAAATTTGCCGGATGCTTGAAGAGTTCACCGAGCAGATGTCGGAAAAGGAGCAGTCTTTCATCGGCGATATGACTGACTGCGACTACTGTACAACAAAGCAACTGTTTTGGCTGCGTGATATCAAGGATAGGTACCTCTGATGCCCAAATGTAGACGCTGCAAGGATACCGGGGAAACGTCAGAGTGGCATATCCCGATGGAGTTTAATCCCGGATCGGCGCTACAGAAAGCTAACCTGATCAAGCATTACGGGCTGGCCATGCCACACAAGCGAGGAGAAGACAGACTCACTACGGAATCCAAATACCTGAAGCGCTTCGCTAAGAAGTTTCCCGTCTTCGATCGCATCATTGAGTGTCAGCAACGGGAGAAACTAATATCCACCTATATGTGGGAAGGTCGCCCCGATGGTCGTATTTCGACAATCTATGGATTCGCTCCGTCAACGTGGCGCAAAAGTAGCCGTCAAGTTAACCTTCAGAATATCCCGAAGCGGTCAGATCTTGCACATCTATTTCGAAAGATGCTCATTGCAGCACCTGGGCATGTTCTCATCGAGGCCGACTCGTCAGCAATTGAGGCAGTGCTTGTTGGCTTTTGTGCAGGAGATGCCGAGTATATTCGGCTGGCCCAGCTCGGGATTCACGACTTCGTTACCGCAAAGTGGTTATCGCTGGAGGTGGACGCCGGATGGGAAACAGAGAGTCTTAGAAGTGTCCTCAAGGGAATGAAGCGGGATCATTCAGACACTCGGGAAGCTGCTAAGCGTGGAGTACATGCTTGCCTTCCTGGAGATCACGAAGTATTGACTGAATCTGGCTGGGTACGTCTAGACGAGCTTTCAGCCGGAGTTCCTGTAGCACAGTGGGATAAAGGAAAGGTAAGTTTTGTCGCTCCGGTAAGGCACAGCTACAACTATCAGGGCTCTTTGATCAGTTTACATGGTCGAGGGCTGAGCATCCGCATGACTCATAACCATCGTGTTCCTGTGTGTCGTGTTGGTCTCCATGATCTTAAAGTTCATCCAGCAGAAAGCCTCCCTCACACAGGGCGGATACCAGTTTGTGGTGTGCTGGATGGGCCTTTAGGAACAGCAGGGTGGCTACAATTGGATATAGCGATCGCTGCGGATGCTAGTGTCACCAAATTCAATCAGAGCGGTACGGCACAAGTAGCCTTCCACCTAGTGCGGCCTCGTAAGATTGAGCGTCTGAAGTGGCTGCTAAGAGTAGTCGGTATAAAGTTCTCGGTTAAGCCCTGTAAGTGCCACCCGAATGGTGTCAAGGTACGATTCACACATCCTGCGAATTCTCCTTGGCTAGAACGTGATTTGAAGACCTTTCGTATAACACCCTTACTCAATCTATCGCTGGCGACGAAGCGAATATTCCTTGAAGAACTGTTGCATTGGGACGGTACTGGCCGGGAACGGAAGGCTGGTAGCCAAACCAAATACATGTGCATAAACTACAAAAACGTCGTGACTGTGCAGACTATCGCCCATCTAACGGGTCAGCAATCACTAGTTCGGGGACATCCGCTAAATGGATATGTCAAGGACACAGATCGTCTCATATGGGACGCCTCTTATAATAATCGAAAGTTCTCTAGCATCGCTGAGAATGAACGCTGGGCAGAAACCTTTACAGGAACTGTTTATTGTCTGACCGTGCCGTCAGGATTCTTTATGGTACGTTATCAAGATCGGATCAGTGTAACTGGGAATAGCAACTACCTCCTGAGCCCCCACGGCCTGAACGATGAGTATCCTGAGTATTTCCCAACCCAGCGCAAGGGAAGGGAGTTCCAAGAGTTCTACTTCGGCTTGTTCCCCAAACTCCGGAGCTGGCACCAGTCGACGCTGGAGCGGGTGCATAGGGAAACGTACCTAGAGAATCACTACCAGTACCGTCACTACTTTTACTCCGTCTTCAGCTTTGACAAACGCCGGAATGACTGGATTCTCGGCGACGATGCCAAGCGTGCAGTAGCGTTCGTACCACAGTCGGACGCCTCAGCGATCCAGACCGAAGATATCATCCTGCTTGATAGCATGCTGGAAGTGGCGCCATATCTGCGTCTCATCATCCATGATAGCGTCGTCCTAGAAGTCCCCGAGAATGAGCTGGAATCGGTCGCTAGAAGGGTGCATACTGTGATGACCAGGCCACGAGCCGAGCTGGCCGGCCTCGCGATCGGCGCCGAGGTGAGCTGGGGACCAAGTTTAGGTGAGATGAGTCCGTTAACGTTTAAGGAGGAAACTAAATGCAATGTTCCAGAACAGCACGTTCAATTGGGAGTTTCGCTTTAGCATGTGTCGTGGCGATGGGCACGATGACCACTACCGCCTGCCCCACCGACCAAGTGCTGGCAGACCTAAACTTGGCCCTACAGATCGCCGTCCAGATCATTCCAGCAGTGACGGCCGTCAGTCCAGTCGAGGGAGCTGCCATCCAACGAGTCAGCGCCGTCGCCACTGGGATCCTGACCGTAATCGAGTCCGACTATCGGGCATACGAGGCGTCTAAGGCCGTTACCGATCTCCAGAAGTTACAGGCAGTCCTCGATGCAGCCAAGGCTAACCTGACTGCTGAGATCGCTGCTGCTCACATCACCGATCCAGCAGTTGTCGCCAAGGTGACTGCGTGGGCCAATCTCATCTATAGCGTAACTGATGCGATCCTGAGCGCGATTGAGGGTAACGGCGGCGCCGCGAGTGTGCCAGTGCGAGCTATGAAACTGAGTAAGCCACTACCGACACCGAAGGCACTCAAGGCGGGGTGGTCAGGGAATGTCTGTAAAGGGGAAGAGGCATGCTCGGCTCTAGTTAGGTGAACAGCCCATTGGGGATCGTGGCTAGCACCTCCAGTTCCCGGTCCCCGCTGGTCCAGATCTTCTCCCGGATGTCCCGGCTAAGGATAATGCATCCCTCGCTGGAAAAGCCTGGGCTGATCACTGAGTCTCCATGGATCAGAAATCCGAATCTGTCGAACATGATATTGCCAGTGGAAGGGTCAAGAGGTAGAACGTATGGCCCATGTGTGACTGTGTCCCTAGGCTCTCCGATCGCATAGCCTCCTACCGGAATCGGTCCAAGATTGTGGAGGCTAGTGGCATCCGGGCGGTTCTTGTACTCAAGGGCACCGGAGTAGCCAATTCCAATAAGGTCTCCGGTAGCGGAGTATATCCTCCCGCTGATTAACTCGTAGAACCAGCTCATATCACTCTCCAGACCTTGGTAGAGAGCCAGTCGAGAATGGTGATCTGGGACTTGGGCGGAACCGGATCCATAGCCGTAGGCAAATCCTTGGGATCTGCTTCAACCTCCATCTCAATTACACGTAGATCCGTCGTGGGTGCCAGTACCTTGATCACCCGGACCCGGCGGATTTTGCTGAAGATGGGCATCATTTTCCGATGCGCTTCCCCGAGAGCACCGCTGCAATGTGCTCAATCCCTGTGCCCTCGTCATGGTCGTTCCAAGTCGCGATTGCGATATATGGCGCCGTCGCCGGCGTCACCGCTAGCTGATCAAAAAACCAGTTCCCGGCCTGATGATCGATTACCCGAGTTGGGAAGCCTCCCCATACCGACTGGGCATAGTTGCGGATCCCACGGAAACTGATAGCGGTTGTCCCGACAGGCATCGCCTGACCACCATCATTGAACATGACATTGACAGCTGGCACGCGCATTGTCGGCTTGAGGTTGTCAGCCTTTAGCGCCGCCAGCGAGTCTACGGGATTGTGTGCGTCGGCCGGGATGCTTGGCCATGAGAATCCGGTATGCCACGAGAGCAGCGGAGATGGAATGACAGCTTGAACTGAGCCAATGTTAGCCCCTGCTGAGGCACCAAGGTCAAACTCTAGGATAAACTGCTCTGGAAGGTAGCAGGGGGAGGCTAGCATCCGTTGCGTATCGATATGCTGTAAGGCCGCGATCACGGCCTGGGCAGGATTTGGTTGTCCTTTAGCGATCCACTGATCCAGCAGCAGCGCAAATAGCATCTGCCGCTCCATACAACCCTCCCAGATCTTAATCGTGGCATCATGGAGGAAGGGATTGACCGTAGGACCTTGCCAGGTAACGATTACTCCCTCGATCCCGCAGTCTCGCATAGTGTCGAGCTGAGCAGCGACCACAGCTGGATCATTTGACTGGTAGCGGCTGACACGATGAACCTTGACCGGATTCCCTTCACCGTACCACGCCATCATATGAGCGAGTAAGCGTCCATTCCAGCCAGGAATACCAGTCTGTAGCGTCTGCTTAAGATTCATCATGGGGCGACCCCTTAGGCACTCCCGGCACCGTTACCGAGCTTGCATCTCTCTCGTCCTGCCGACCTTGGGCCTTAGCAGCGACCACCAGCTCCGTCAGACGGCTATTCAGACTCAGGTGGACATCTTGGATCTTGGACCCGTTACGTAGAGATGTCACGAAGGCCGCCAACGATAAGATTGTGGGGGCAGCTCCGGCAATCAGCGCGACTTGCACCGCGTCGGTCATATTACCTCCAGTGGACACTAAGCCCCGAGCTACCTAGGAGAATGCTCAGGTAAAAGCACGCCAAGCTGAGCCATCCCAGTGACCACCTCGGCTGGCCAACGTTGAAGCCGGCGAGACACGCCAAGCAGAAAGCGAACACTAGCAATATGGTCGAGATCATTGTAGTCCTCCTTTATCCAACAGCTTTGGGCGGCACGGGTGGTGCAGGTGGTGCATCCTTAATCGCTGCTACCTTAGCCTCGATTACTGCTTTCTGCTCCACAGCTGGATTCTCGACTGTGGAGACTGCTACCTGAGTTGCGGTCGAATGCTCATCCTGACCCTTAGCTGCTACGCCAACAATGACTGGCCCAATAGCAGCAAAGCAGATACAGAGTATGTATAGCCATGGCGGCATCGCTACTTTGGCTGCGCCCAGCGCAATCGGAATCACCCCGAATCCTGCCATGATGCCACCAATCGTCGTTAACCAGTTCTTACGCATTTACGCCACCCTAGGGTACAATCTTAACTCCCCCCGTTCCATCAATCTTAATACCAGTATCAATGGTCACACCACTGGTGGTAGATAACATGGAAAATGTAGCAGTGACCGTGGTCAAGGAGTTGATCGTCAATGAGCAGGTTGTTGCCGTTCCTGCACATGCGCCTCCCCAGCCGGAGAATATATTACCAGCATTAGGAGACTCTGTTAAGACTACGACAGTTCCTGGGGGATATGCAGTCGTACATGTACCTGGGCAGGAAATCTGACTTAAGCTATCTTGGACTATGCCGTTGCCAGTTACGGTAAGGTTAAAGCTGAAGCCTGCATCCAAGAGCGGGCCGCTACCGCACGAAGTGGCACAAGTGTAAAGCAGGCTATTTATTGCGCTCTGGATCGTAGCCGGATTGGCCCCGTAGTCCGTGCCGTCGTCTGCTGCATTGTGGTAAACGCTGGTTGAGTCGAGCACGTAGTTCTGAAAGTTTGCGTTGTTGCCGTCGAAGGCTACTCCATTCATCATGTCGTGCAGCCCAACGCAGGTGGCATCTGCCGCAGCACCGGGGCACACGGTTGCAGCCGGAAACGTCAGCGTGATCGGAGGATGAGCCCCTGCGTTTACGCCGCCCATTTCCGTATATTTCGTGTTGAGCCGTCCAGGAAAATCCGTGTACGTAGCAACGGAACTTACCGAGTCAAAAATCAACTCACTACATCCAATTGCGTTAAACCCGTTAGCACAGCCCTCTGCGTTTGTACCCCCTTGTGAAATCCACCCCGCCCACCCGGTAGTCGGCGTGTTCACGGCTACTAGATTATTTTTGAACGTAGAACCTTGCGCGACGATGTTTGCATTACATCTTCCCATCTGGGCGACGGTGCCAAAGGCAGTGCCATTTTCTGTCGCTCCTGCTTGCTGCCAAGTCACGTTGCCGCCGCTCGTGCCGAGGTAATAAAAAGTGCCGTTAAAGTCGCTAGGCGTCACTCCGCTAACTTCTACGATTAAAGACCCGGCATTGTTAAGTGTTGCCCAACCTGTAAGGCTGGTCAGAGCGGCAGTGACGATCCCGCCGCTGCGCGACAGGCTTGTAATCGTGGTCGTATGCTGAGGCCCTCCAGCGCATGCCGTATCCGAGTAAGGAGCCACAGGAAAAACTCCATCATAGATGAATCCGTTGTTGGCACCAGCCGCCGTCGTATCCATGATCATAGTGTTGTGGCTGAAGTTAACGTTGTGAGGGTTGCCGATGAAGTTTGTAATCACACAGTTGGTCGCGGTGGAAGCAACCGCTGATGTGTTATTGTAAACAACAGTTAATCCGCCCGGAACTGTGCCTGCTTGTGCTACAGGCCCAGTGCTAAACCCTGATATTGAAGTCGGTAAGTTCCAAGTCGAATCCGAACAACCTTGTACTGTGAAATAGTCCCCTTGAACGATCTGGGTCTGACTTAATCCAACTGGTCCTTGTAAGCAAGTCAAAGTGATCTGCGATCCTGAACGGGTGCCATTACATATAAAGACCTGACCAGCACTGGCAAGTCTGACAGGATAAGGATGGCTTAATAGGTTGAAGTGATCGTAGAGATTACTGTTACCCTGGTCATAAATTACGTTGTTAGTGATGTTTACGTCACGCAGAGCGGGGGCAACGCCGCCGCCATTCGTCGGGTAGCCACTGCGCCCGCTTATGTCGAATCCAACCAGAGAATGACGGCAGATGTTATTCGTCTCCGTTATTTCTTGTAATACAGTTTGCGGATTATCACATTGCAAACCGGCAGAACACGGTCGCGGATTGAGTTCATAGCACTCCCCGTTTTGCTGCCCACTTTCATCAATAAGCTCGGCGACATTCCCATCAATAACAACATATTGACCTACCTTCAGTTCAAATCCGGCTTTTAGTGTCAGGTTAGGTCCTAAATACCCACTCCCAACCAATGTCGGCGGATTGGTAAAACGATTGCCGCGTACTTCCAAATTCTGAAGATAGTAGAACGGATCGGTTCCAGAAATACCTCCCGTTAAAAGAGGCATCGACGCGCCTGACAACCAATTATGGACTATAGCCACCGGCCCCGTGCCACGGGCGATTCCAACCGCATGACTCTCGCCGCCACCTGGATAAGCAAAGTAATCACCGTAGCTATATTTCAGTGAGCAATTAGAGCAATCGGCCAATTTTATTGCGGTGACGATGTGCGTCGTGCTTGGGCCGCCCGCATTGAAGGACGTAACGCAGGATGGGCTGGAGGCTGCCGTGGCAAGAATGTTAATTGAGAGTCCGGTGCCAACCCCTGGCTGCGCTCCTCCATCCGTGGTTGCTACGTTGTTTCCGACCGAATAACCTGATCCAGCATTGGTGAGCGTAACCAGCGACACCACTCCTCCCGACACCGTGCTTGCAGAATAAGTTGCGGTTCCGCTCCCGGTATTTATTGTGCCCGTATCGTTCTTGACGTAACCCGTTCCTCCAGAATTGATACTGTACTGCGTTATGCCCCCGACTGCATTGCACCAATCTGTGCCGTTCCCGGTAAAGTAGATATTCTCTAGATGCCAGTTGGAGGCAAACTGGCTAATCTGAGTCGCAACATTCGTGCTCCCCGCTGATACTAGAAAGGTCGCCGCCGTGTTGGTTTTAACCACCCTAAAGTTGGCATTCTTGATCACGAGACCCGCCGGGCCGAGGTTCGTTGTCACATCCCATCCGCCAGATTGGATCAGCATGGCCGTGTTACCCGGACTTGGCCAATTCCCTTCTAGCGTCCACATCGAGCCGATATCATTCGCGCAGCCGTAATTGGTGCCTGTCCACCAAGTAGAGATGTCGCCAGAAGGAGGCTGGCGCGTTCCTGTATCGTCCGTGCCGTGCGAACATACCGTTTGCCCTTGGGGAAGCGGAGTGTCCGAGTCGAATACAATAACTTTTGTTGGGAGCGCTCCGGAAACAATCTTGGGAAGGATGGTCAGGCTTTGGTATGCCGTCGCACCGGGACAAGGGGAAGGTAGTGTATGAGATGCTCCGGTCTGTATCAAGGTCCCGTGCTCCACCTTGATAAGCCAGTTATCATCTACTCCATCAAAGGCCCAATCACAATACGCCTGCTGCATTGCTGCAAAACATGCATCTCCGGTGACGCACTGGTAAAAATCTCCTCCGGTCGGACCAAGCACACGAGTCGTTGTGAAAATAGGATCAACAATTTTAGTGGCCCATTGCTGTGGCAACGTCTGTGCATTAGCCAATAACGCAAGCAAGACTGTACATATTGTTAAAGCTATTCTCATATCAGTGTACGAAACAACCACCACTTATAGTTATGGCTGATGCTGCACCCGCCGTTCCATGAATAATAAGAGTCCCAGTAGCTGCTGCCGAGGTGAACGTCCCAAATACGTTCGCTAGAAATGTTCCGGTTGCTCCCGGCGTTCCGCCAGTAAGGATGGTATTAGCCGTCGTGCCTGCTGTAGTGATTGTTGCCTCAGTGGCAGCATTTGTGTTTGAGGTTTTTATTTCAGCAGACATACTGACATTGGTGGGTGCCTGAGCGAACTGGTAATCTAACGCCAAGGTCGTGGTACTTGACTCAGCATAAGCAAAACTACAGTCTATGCGCGTGGCAGTTGCCGCATTAGGTAAGGTGAAAGTGCAAATTGTTGTGGCCGAGTTGCTTATGGATAGGGCATTAACTTGGCACTTACCTCCGTCAATTATAGGTGTGGAAGAATTAAGATATTCTGTTGTTCCTGACCCTACGACGGATAGGTTGGCTCCAAGCGTCCCGGTGGCGCTCGCCGTTTGGCTGAATCCATAGGAAGCGGTGTCAGCTAATATTGGGCCCGAGGCGAGTATTTGTAATTTAGCTCCTCCGGTAATTGTGAAGGCAAAAGCGGCTGGCCCTGAAGCGTAAATCCCTGTATTCGATGCATGTGCAGCGAAATTGAAAGCTGGGTTAGTAGCGGTTCCTGTATTGAATGTAACTAGTCCTGTACCATTAGGAGAGATAAGTAGGTTTGCATTGCTGGTGGTGGTGCCAATAGTCGTCGCCGTTCCTGATGCACCTGTAAAATTTAGCCCGCCGTTAAGGTTGAGTGCGCCACCAGTTACAGGAGTAGTGAGCGATACCGATCCAGATGTAGTACCATTAAACGTTATGTTTCCTGTGTTCCCCCCAACCGTACCGAATGTCATCGTTCCTGTACCGTTATCAACAATAGAGGTATCTGGACTAATAGTAGTACCCGCCGCAGCATAGTACGCATTTGCTGCTGCCGTTGCGTTGTTTATTGTGCCGCTACCGCCGCTACATGAGGTCTCGACACCACCATTTATGGAACATAGTAAGTTACTCCCTACGAATCGTATGGTATTTTGCCCCGATACAGGCGTGACCGAGCCGGAACTAGTGTTTAGCGCTATACAAGAGTTGGTGCCATTACACGCTGTTGGTGGAGAAGCCCCTCCAGTTAGCCCTGTAGTGAAGTTGATATTTGGTGTAGTGAATAGGCCATCTCCACGTAGGGTGGTAATGGTTGGAGAACATGAGCCATCCACATTAGACGCCGATGCACAAGTAGCAAAAAAGTTATAGTTGGCACTAGACACAGTTCTGGCAAATAGTTGTAACAGGTTGGCTGTGTACCCTGTCGCAAAGTCATATACAGTCAACGCAGTATGATTACTAGTAGCTGCTAGAGCCCACATCTTGCTTAATGGGCTAACGGTTAGGTTCTGGCAAAGGATCCCAGCCCCAGCAACCACTATGGAGGTATGTGTTGCTCCATTAGTGTTGCATATAGCGAAGGCATTATTCGGACCAACAGAGGCCACAAACGGATTATGGTAACTACCCGTAGGTACGGCAACATTCAAATTATAAGATGTGTCGGTAACGGAGCTGGACGTATCCGTAATATTGAATGTTCCAGTTACCGGAGACACGCCAAAATCCCCAGCAGTAAACGTCGTAGGAAATGTTCCGGTCCCTAACACGGTAGGCCCGCTAGGACTTAGTATAGTGTTTAATGTGCCAACCGCACCTGGTCTCGGTAGGATAACCGCCTGAGCAGGGATCAGCGCTGAGATATCCTGTGACGAGGTAAGCGATAGCGGAGCCATGCAGAATCCGAGTGGAGGATTAGCGACCGCTAGGCTGCTGTTGAAGCAAAATTGCCATTGTGGATTTGGGCCTTGGGGAGTTATCAGGGAGGTGTTAGTGAGCTGGACCGAGAAGTGGCCAAACGAGTCAAGCTGACCGATAGCGATAGGAGTGTTGACTGGGTTGGTACCGTTGACGAGCCATTGTTGGTTACCCGGAACTAGCTGAACCTTGCCGGAGCCATTTTGATAAGGAGTACCGTTCGAGTCGACAACAACACCAGTCACGGTTATACTTTGTCCTTGACTGTTAATAACGCATAACAGTACTATAACGCATGCCCCCGCGAGATGCAGAATGTGTGATTTGTGGTTCACGCTTCACCACCCATAACCCATATAGGAAATATTGCTCTAAGAAGTGTCGCCTCGCCGCGTGGCATGCTGCTCACCCTGATTACGTGTGGCCTAAATCTCCAAGGCGCGGAACCGTTTCTAAGTGTAAATTCTGCGCCAAGCCATTTAAGGAATGGCACGCATCTCGACGATCTCTCTTCTGTTCCACATCCTGTGTTTCTAAATACGGCTGGGCTAACGGGCGCATGACTCCCACCCCATGCGGGATGAGGATCCATAAAAAGTGTGAGTGGTGTGGAAAAATGTTTGAAAGGCCGCCTTCGACCGCCGGAAGGTTCTGCTCCAATCACTGTAAGGGACTGTGGATGCTTAGTTTCACTGCTCCCAAGAAATGCGCTGAGTGTGGAATTGAGTTTGAGACTAAAAGACACTTGGCAGGGAGGGCTAAGTACTGCTCTCCTAAATGTAGTGCCGCTGTTGCTAAGAGGGCACGCAAGCGTCATCCAAAAGTCAGCAAGTTGATGCAAGGTAGAGAGAAAATTTGCGCTGCTTGTGGCTACGACTCCCATCCAGAAATACTCCATATTCATCATAAGGATAGAGATCGATCGAACAATGTCGATACTAACCTTGAATACCTTTGCCCGAATTGTCATGCCTTGGTTCATAGGGCCATTAAGTCGGGCGTCAATTCCTAGCCTCCACCCGGAATTCTGCGGTATAGAGTGGCGATCCGATCAAGGCCACTCCAACAGTTGTTGCCCATGTCACGGCAGTACCCGATACCACATACATATCCTGCTGACCAGTGATCTCGGCGCTGGTCAAGCCTGTGCTGACGAGACTGGTCAAGTCTAGCACCTGTGGACCGACTAGTAGGCTGTTCCGGCTCATGGCATTGCCGTTGTTCCATGCCAGCGTCAGCGCCGTGATCGTGCCTGCGCTTCCAACAGTGGTGGTGCGCATACTCCAGTGAACGGTATAGAGTCCGGTAGCGGGAGCCGTGAACACCGTACTAGCACCGTGCGCACCTGCAACGCTCGCGACCGTGAGAGTGGTCCAGTGGCTGCGCCCGGTAGGAGCATCGGCCGTCTGGGCGAGCGCTGCCGCTATCAGGCTAAGTGCCAGTACAAGTTTGAGTAAATTCATATGTTTTACCCGAAGTTGCGGTCCCTGCCCACTGATATGTATACGCTGTCGCTGATCGAGCTGTCACAGTCACGTCCCCGAATATATCGTTACCTCCGGTTTGAATCTGTCGGCATGCCGGAATATTGGTCCACGTGCCATCCACGAAAGTAATTTGCAAGGTGGGATTGGCTGCAATGCCGGAGCCTCCAGTCGTGATCGTCACTATGTAAGCTGAATCCTTGCTGGTAGCAACCGTTATCGCTATGGATGCGGTCGATCCCCAACCTGCTCCAATGGCAAACGCGCCAGAAGTGATCGTCGTTGCGTTATCAACGTTGAATCGCTTGCTGGTTGTGTTTCCTGTGGATGCCAGTGCTGCTGTAGTTACGCTGGTTCCGGCGCCTCCGGAAAGAGATAAATTCGCTACTGGAGTAGTACTGGCGACGGACAACGGTGCCGTTCCGGTAGACAGTGTTGATATGAACTGACCTTTGATGGAACTCGAAGAAGTGGTAGTTACGCTTCCTAGGTGATATTCGGCCTGCTGGTAAGGAAGAACGGCAGACCCATTCCAGCATCCCGCCCATCCAGCGGCATTGCTGAGGCCGGTAACGCTGCTATTTCCGATGTCGATCAGCGTTCCCAGTGGACCAAAACCGCAGTTGGATTGAGCGCTAGAGCCGATGATAGTCGTGGAAGTCGTTGCGGTAAGATTGACCTGATTCCCTTCCAAAAAGTATATCTCGGTGCCGAGACCTAAGTTGATTGGGTATGCGTTAGGGCCTAAGTCGCTTACCCCGACGATGTTGCCGATCATATTTACCGGGCACGCCGTAGTAGTTGTATCGTTCCTTGAGTTGATGAAGGGACCCCCGTCCGAGACTTCGTTTGCGATAATGTTCATCCCGCCAGATCCGCAATTGTCAACAAAGATATCTGCTCCGTTCACTCCAAACACGCTAAAGTTTCCGTTGCCTCCCATGTGATTGCGCTCGATAAGCTTCAGCGTTCCCTTGGAATCTCGCAGAGCTTGGAAGCAGTTATTGATACGGTTGTTGACAGCAGAACTATCGTCGGCGAACTGCCCATTCATAAAAATGCCGTAACTGTTCGAAGAGTTCTGGCACTGGATATAGTTGTTCTGGAAAGACGCTTGTTCAAGGTTCTGGGTGGTTCCGTCCCCGACTTGGAAGCCGATGTAGTTAGCGATGGCGGTCCCGCTGGTCGTGGTAGTTAGAGCCATCCCTTCGAAGTTGGCATACGTCGAAACCTTGCCGCCAGGTCCTAGATTGTTCCATTGAATCGATCCGGTAAAACTAGACGAGCAGCCTGTTCCCTTTGCATAGACTCCGAAATTACGGACGCTGAAATAACTAGAGCGGTTGATCAGCAACACCGGACCGGCTGAACCCGAGCAGCCGAAGATGAATGGCGCTCCTCCCTGATTCGGCTGGAAGCCCTGCCCCTCAATCAGGAAGTTGGTCTGCCCGAAGATGACAATCTGGGATGCGGCTTGAAGTGTGCAGCCGTTCGGGATAATTACCTTGCTGCCGGAGATATTCGTGAACAGTGTATTTAGTGCCGTGCTGGAATCGGTGGCACCAGTGCAATCCACGCCAGCAGTATCACGGACGTCGATTACCGGCTTCAACTGATATAGAGGAGGCTGGCCTGACCCATTGGACACTAGTTGGGATCCTTGAGTAACCCCAGCAGGGACACTACTACTACCGCTGGAAGCAGGGGCTCCCGTGCGTACATCCCGCACATTGGATATCTGGCGTTGGTCGGTGGTAACGATGGCCACCGGATAGACGGTCGCAGTGAATCCGGTTGTGTTAAATGCAATTGTTCCGGCACCTAAGTCAACATAGACATAGATAGTGGGAGTATTTATAGGTAGATATAGGATGGTATTGGGGATAGTGGTGGGCACATTGTTAACGATAGCGATACCACCAGTTACGGTGAGTGTGCTGCTACCGATAGCGGTGCTGGATGGAGTGAAGTCATGGAGCTTGTTCTGGGACACGGCAAGGCTAGGTAGCAGAGCCAATCCTAGAACGGTAATTAGGGTGATTCTCATAACTGCTCAGAAGAATTGGCAGTAACTACTCCGCTTGACCACGATCACATCCGCCTTTCAATTGACGCCATAGCCGCTTAGTACTTGATTTAATGCCTACACCGAACTCCCAAATACATAGCGCGTACAAAATGAGTGCTCCGATAGCGACAATTCGTAGGCCCCTATCGAGTTCGGCGGCCACTGAATAGACAGGTGCAATCATATCAACCTCATTAGAAGAATTGGCAGTAACTACTCCGCTTGACCACGATCACATCCGCTGCGGTGCCGTTGGTAACGTAAAGTTGGAAGGTACCGGTATTGCCGCTCGCTTCTATTGTGCCGTTGATTTGTGCTTGGTTTAATCCAGTGTTTCCCGGTTGAAACGTAACTACTGCTGTATTTGTAGCAGCAGGGATTGCGAGAGCGGTCCCGGTCGTGTAAGGTGTGGCCGCGCCAGTGTTGGTATCTACCCGCCCCCATGCATTGAAGTTGGTAACACTGGCCGAAAAACTTACTCCGAACTGGTCTCCGGCCACGTTGGTGGCCTGCGAATACATCAGATTACACTGAAAACTTGCGTTCGGCGTATTAGCGAAGTTAGGAAATGCGCAGCCAAGTCCGGTGATCGCTTGCAAACCGGCAGCATTGGCGCTAGTGAAATCTGCATTCAGAAATACTTTTCCGCTCAGGCAGGGAGATGTAATAAAGAATCCATTCACCGATCCAAAGGTGAAAAAGTGGCTCCCGTATGTCCCGGTTGGTGCGTTGATTTGCGCTACTCCGGTTCCTCCGCCAGTGGTCTCGATGCCTATATTGTTAGCGCCTAAGTCAACAAAGCCGCTGGTAATGTTGTTACCCGCTCCAATCTGAATGGCGAAAGCGCTGGCAAGAACTCCGCCATTGGTTTGATCGTCGATCTTGATCCCGACATGGCCGTTGGTAAACGTGCCGCCTGTAACCGGGGTTTGAACCTCAAAGCAAAAATCGTTGACATGCGTGGCGCTGGCCTTCACTCCAGAATTGCATGACAACCCGACATTCTTCGTCGTTGTTGGCGTATTCGCTCCGCCGTAAAAATTGCCGATTGCTTCAAAGTGGCCGCCTTCACAAAACGCGCAGCTTCCATTGCCGTTGTTATAGGTAGCTCCAAACGTCCCCTCCGACAGATGTAGCACGCCACTGCCGTTGTGGTCGCTCTCGTGATATACGCCGTACCAGGCCCACTGATTGCCAGCGTAGCTGCTTGGCGTCGTAAGTTGGCCGTTCAGGGCAAAGACGTTTACGGGGTTATCTGGAAAGGCCGTCGCGATTCCAACGTTGAGCCCCATGATCGAGTGTGAAGACGTGCCATTAACGCTAGGTGCAGGCTTGGTGAATAGGACCGGGCAAACGTCGTGCATCGCAAAGCCATAGGCCGGGAAACCCGTTCCGTAGTTGCTTGCGCCTGTCGTGCTGCAAATACGGCCCGGAACGGACAATTGCCCGATGTTCATGGACGGGTAAGTTGTGCCGTCGATGAAGGTGGCCTCTCCAACCTGAGTCATGGTCTGCGGCGATGCTCCGTTGCCAGACCCGTTATGGGAGATGGTGAATGCGCTTACGGGATTAGCTTGCGTGACCTGCCCGGTTTCTGCGGCTGATGTCTGTGTACCGTGAGAAGTAGGATCGGTAAAGGTGAGGCTTGTAGCCGATGCTGTGGTCAGGAATACGTTCTTATTATTCAGCCACGTTGCAGTCGTCAGACCTGTGAAGGTAACCTGCATGTCAGCGACAAAATTAGTGCCGCCCGTGATGGTCAGGGTGACCACATTGCCAGCCGTTTCAGCAACGTTGGTTACTGTGGTGGATATCACGCCAGCGGTGATTACATCTGCGGTCGTCCAGCAATCGACTGCAGTTGCGCCAAGAGTGAAGTAGTCGCCGCACTGATTAAAGACAGGACTGCCCGGATTGACGCCTAAGTTAGTCGCTGCGGTCGTGTTTGAGTGCGTGAGGAAGTTTGTCGCTGCCGTGTTACTTAGAGTCGTATTGAAGGTAGTGTTGGCGAATGTAGCGTTGCCTGTGGCAGAAAGAACAGCGTTCCATACAGGAGCGCCACCGCTACCTGAAACTATAGTCCAAACGGTAGCGTTACAGGTATATAGGTTGCCGTTGGTGGTATTCACCGCTACTTGGGTGGGTAAGCAGGTTCCTGTTGGAACACCCGCAAATGGGATAGGACTAACGTTACCTCCGCTGGGTCCGCCGCTGACTGATACTTGGCAAGTTACGGTAGGAGCGGTGCCGCCCGTGAGCGTAGCGGGAACGCAACCGATGAAGCGATAACCGAGCGGGCCGACAGTGCGAGTGCCAGCAGCCGATATAGTGTCGATCTGTACCCAAGTTGAGCCATCGATCGAGCCCATCAGGTTGACGGTTACGGTAGCGGGAGAGCCGGTGGTGATAACCTGCCAAGTGTAGACGGAAGGAAGCAGGTTGCCGCTGCTGACAAGGTTAAGGGAGGTGCAGCCACCGGTGAGGCCGGGGTTGGTGCTGGTAGCGGTGGTGATGGCGTTGCAGGAAATGCCGATCCCGCCTCCACCAAGCACAGATACCTGAGCTAGGCAGAGGGGAGCACTTAGCAGGATGATAGCGAATATGAGCCTCTTTATCATGTACGTTTCCTTTTAACGCGGTGATAACCGCCGCTGCGAGTCAGCCTGTGCTTACGTTGCATGTCGAGGGCGATGGCGACTGATTGACGCTGATCCTTACCTTCATGCATCAGCTTGGAAATCTTCTTCCCTACTGGGGAGCGCTTTTTCATTCCAGCCCCCAACTCTTAGGAGCGTTCTTCTTGAGCTTGGCTAGATCCTCGGCAGAGTAATTAGCGCCGCCGCCAGCCTTGGGTGGAGCTTGATAGCCTTGCGGCCATGCGGACTTCTGCAACGTTCCTAGCTCATCCTCGGCTTGTCGTAATTGCGAAACCGCGTTGTAGTCACCAGGATTACGTGCGATCTGCATCTTCAGGGAGTTAACCTTGTCGGTGGCGACTTTCATACGTTCGAGAGGTGACAAGGTTCCGGGCCTACCCGCACCGCGTCGTAACTGTTCAAGCTCATCCTCGCTCATCTCCCAGATTGGCTTGCGGATTATCTTACCGCGACTCTTTAGGACCTGAGATACGCGATTTTGTAGCTTCTGACCTTGCGCGGCAATCTCCTCCGCAGTAGGGGTACCAACAGTGCCGATTGCGCGGCTTGCTCCTTGGATCGGTGCGGAACGTGTTGCTGCGGCCATTGCTGCTGGATTAGGCTCAGGCAACGCATATGGCTTGACTTCGGCCCGGCTCATAGCGCTGCGCACGGCTTTAGCGACTGGATTTCCTTGAAGTTTAGCCAAGGCCTTGTCCGCTACGAACTGCTTCGTGTTGGATAGCGGATTGAGCGTCATAGGCTCGCGGGCGGCCTTGTTGGCGGCTACACGGGCGGTCGACGCTGATTCCGTCGTAGTCTCAGCGAGTTTCTCTAGGGAGCCAAATGCTGAGCGCGTCTTGGCCACGGCCTCAGCACCGATACCAGATAGTTCACCTAAGCGGCCGTAGAGCACCTTGCGGATAGATGAGGCCTCAGCATTCAGCTCAGCTGAAGACTTAACTGCTGAGCGGGCGGCAATTTCGCTGGCCTTGCCATACTTGGGCGACAGCTCAGCGTTGATCTGCGACAGGCGGGCATCGAGCTGGCCGAGGGAAGCAGTAGACGGTGAAGACGTCTCACCCGCATAGCCCTTGATCGCTGAGAGGTCTGCCGGAGCATCCTTGAACGGGCCTAGCAGCTTATCATAGTAGTGGGATCGTATCGACGTCGACGCTTCCTTCATCGCCTCGGCTAGGTTCTCTAGCGAATCTAGCTTAATCCCTTTGCTAGCGGCGAAGGTGATGATCTTGTCCAAGTGCTCACCAATGGCTTTCTCGAAGCGGGGAAGCTGCTCGGCAGCGGGATTGACCGCGTCGGTGAGCATCTTAGCTGCGGACTTGGACGACATTGCAGCGGCTTTCTTGGCTGCTGACTCGGGAGCTATGAACGAAAAGGGGATCTCGCCAACTTTGAGTCCGCCGCCGACGATATCCTTGGTAGCTTGCCAAGGCTGACCTTCGGCACCCTTGGTCGCGCCGCGCAGGATCTTGAGCAGGCCCTCGGGAATGGAAGTCAGGGGTAGGTTCTCAGTGGCGCCTTGGGCGAAGCCGCGATCGCCCATCATCTCGAAACGCATTTTTAGGTTGCTGATAGCATCTTCAAGGCCGCCTAGGCCAGTGCGGTGGCGCTCAGGGCCAATGGCAGCGCCAGGAGGGAGGAGACGATCAATGGCGTTGTCGGGGCGGACGCTGGAGACGGCAGCTAGAGCCCTGCCAATTCCCTTCTTCTTAAAGTAGGCAACCGCTGCTTCCTTGGTTGTCCCCTCCGGGAACTGGTACAGATTGCCGTCCGGTCCTTGGATGGTCTGGCTCACTTCATATCCTCCGGGCTGACGACGATCACGTTACCACGTCCCTTTACAGGAACCTTAGTCGCACCCGTAGGTGCCTTACCAGGAGTGCCACTTGGAGCTGGAAACGCTTGTTCAAAAGTTGAGTTGCCCGTGTAGCCAGGGATACCGTATCCCATCTCCCACAGGAAGTCACCGTTCTCGGGCTCGACAATATCCGGGATATCAGCTCCGGTCACGCGCTTCACGGAGGCATTGAGTGCACCAAGGCGGATTGAGGCTGTCTTGGTGAAGGAGTTAAGCGCTTCCATTGTCATTGCCAAGGTGAGGTTCTCGTTCAGTATCTTCTGGGCATCCTCACGATCGGTCTCATATAGAGCGCGGTTGTTGAGCAGGAAGCTCTCGAACTCCTTACGTACTGGCTCCATTTTAGCGAGCACGCCGATGATTTCGGGGGAGTTAGTGTATTCGCGGGCACGATTGAGGGGGATGTTGAGCAGGCGGATATCGAGGTTACCCAGCTGGCTGAAGTATTCCTTGAGATCCTTGGCATGACCTAGGAACGCGTTGAATGACGTGAGCTGAGCAGCGTAGTTTCCGGAGGCCACACTACGGGCCAAGGCAATTCTGGCTTGAACCTTGGGATCAAGCGCCGCCCAGCGAGGGCCGGTAAGGATCTGGTAACCGAGTGCACGTCCGGCTGCCTGCGATGCGGGGGTGGTGTTGGTTCCGAGGTAGGCCATGGCGTTGCGCTTCTCATCTTCGGTCAGATGCTTAGAGCCTTGGATGATGGCGCTTAGTTGGCTAGGATCGGTCATAGCCTTAGCTGCCTGCTTAGGATCAGCGTCAGCTAGGGCCTTGGCATAGAGGCGTTGAAAGTCGGCTTTGGGAGAACTCTTGGAAGATGGCCGTAAGTCTTCTCCTCCGGGAATATGCTCATATTGCCCAGTTTCTGTACTCAGACCCTCTGCGCCATGCTCACCAAATCTAATATCTGTATACGCTTTCTTGGGAGCGAACTCCTTAGGGGCGACTCCCATGCGGCGCTGTAGTTCCTCGGGGGTAGGCTCCCGGCCGAGGACTCCTTTGAGCTGGGAACGGATGCCCTCGGGCGTGTTGAGCGCAGCTGCCTGCTTCTCCATTCCGAGACGCTGCGTGATCTGTTCAAGGGCCATGCGTGATTGCAGCATCTTGAGCTTGCGGTCCTCTTCGGCGAGGCGGCCTTCGGCGATGTTTGAGCCAGTTCGGCCGATACCTTGGAGAATTGCTGTGAGGGCTCCCATTATGGCGTGTACCCCCAATTTGAAGGATCATCAGGACCGCTTACGGGAGGCACGTAGCTGCTGCCTCCGCTGCTCGCTGGAGGGGTCAGGCCCGGAGTCGGTGCCGGACCTGACGTTGATGGCAGAGGTTTGGAGAACAGGCTCATAATCGGACCTAGATTTGCGGGTTGGCCGAATGTGCCGGCGGGAAGGCCGAGGGATTGTAGGACAGCGTTTAATGCAGTGCTTTGATTCTGCTGATAGAACGGTGAGAGTGCTTGAGACTCGGTGGTGGCGATGATCCCCGGAGCCTGCGAGAGGCCGCGTGAGGCTAGGTCACCCTGGACCTGATTAGTAACCTCTTGCGTTAATCCCCTGTTGAGTGGTTGCTGGACTTTGGCCACCATCGCCGCAAGCTTAGCCGGATCCTTGAGCAGGCCCATCACAAAGTTTTGATAGTCGAGGCGCTTTTTTTCTTCCAGTATGTTCCCAGCCTCGCCAGCCGCAAGCGTACCGCCTTGGATTGCCTTCATGGCCCCAGGATTAGAGAAGAACGACGAGAATGCTTCAGATAGTCCCTGCATGGTTAACCAGCCAATCCGCGAAATGAGTCGCTATTGAGCAAGCTGCTGATAAAGTCTGAGCCGCCGCCACCGCCTCCACCACCTGCTCCGGGAACCCCCGTGGCACCGGGGGTAGACTGAGAGGGCTTGGAGAGCAGATCCAGTATGCCGCCGCCTCCTCCCCCTCCAGTAGTAGGAGTCAAGCCAGTATTTCCAGGGGCAGTCAATCCGAAAAACTTGTTCACGGCGTCTTGGATATTTCCAGTCGCTTGGGGATCGTTGGCAACTCCGGACTGAGTAGCACCAAACTGAGCCGCGTACTCCGGTGAAACCGAGCCTCCCGTCATGGACTGGAGTGACGGAAGTTGCTGTCCGACGGCAGCCGCCTGTGATGCGTTCTGCGACGTGGTTAATGGAGCTGGCCCAGTTGGGAGCTTGGGCTTGCCGGGCTGGTTCTCCAGCGAGTAAACTGTGCCTGCCGTGGCGGCTGCTGCACTCACTATCGCTCCGATTGCCGTAATGATTGCTGGAGGCATTACAAGCCCTCCTTGGGAAGCGGGGAGGCGAGCAAGGCCATGGAAGGCTCGATGATTCTGGCCATCGGGTGAGACTTCAAGATGATGTCAGCTAGGCGGCGTTGGGAATCGCCAGCAAGATTGACAATGGTGAGCAATCCACGCATGCCACGCGTCCGGCAATCAGCGAGGAATCGGCGCAGGAGCCGAGCCAGTGCTAGGTTACTTGCATCCTTGGCAATCGAGATCTGCCAGATCATCACTACTCCATGTGCGGGGGAAGCTATTAACACTCCCTTGATTATGCCATCTGTGTCTAGCACCCATACCCAGTTGGAATCGAGTTGGCCAGTCAGGTCGAAGGCTGCTTCTAGCTCAGGTGGGATCACCTCCCCTGAGCGCATGAGACGCGCTTTTTCTACTGCATGCTTTCCGAAGAATCCGATGATGTCAAAGGGAGCTACGCTGTGACTCATGATATGGCTCCCGCGAGCACGCCAGCTGGCTTCGGCACAACATCCCAAGCAATTGCGTCAATCACGATCTGACCGGTTCCTGAGAGATCAGCGTCAAAGCGGTCATGGGTAATGCCAACTGCTGCTTGCGCCATGACGTCACTGGAGCCGACACCGCCGCCATAGCCGAGACCTAGACCGAATCCCCCCTGCCCGAATCCTACCGATACTGGAGACACGGGCATGGGGATTGTCTGGGTGCCTTGGGGAACTCCGGCTACCCGGACATTGACATACATAGATGACGAGTTTTGCTGCCCACGGATGATGACCCGCCGTGCGTAGAGGCGGACATAGGCATCTTTGGAAGCTACCGTTGGAGTGCGCATAGTCCATAGCACAGATGCTGGAACGTTGATCCCTGCCGCCAACGTTGCCCACTGTGTGTCGCCTGCTTGCCAGCGCTGGAGCGTGCCATCTGAGTAGGAGCCCATCAAGGTGACCAAGGTCGACACGGTGGAGCGAGCCTGAGATAGATTGGATAGCGCAAATGGCAGGTCAACTATCGACCAAGCCTTAAGTACCAGGTCAAAGCATAGCAGCCGGGTGAGCTGGCCATTGGTATTGACGCCAACTGGGATAGCGCTGATATACATCGGTGGATTGGCCACAATCGAGGATTGTGAGAGGCCCATCGCGGATTGGTCGATAGGGGAGATGTCGGCAACGTCAGGATCATCAGATGCGAATAGGTATGGCTGGATCTGCTGTGATACGACCCTGTCAGTAACGCCATCGAACACTGCATATCCAAGGTGTGTGAGCCGCATCAGGCCAAATCCGGGGACGAATTGAAGGGTGCGTGGCCCAGTTAGGCCCATATCGGTCTGGACGCGCTGGATGGCAAAGTTGGAGGAGCCGAAGACGCCGACAATCTGGTAGGTGGCGAATTGCTTGAACGCTGCTAGGGAGCCTTGTGGTGGGATTCCTTGTGCGGTGATAGTGAACGTGGCCAATCCCATCCCTTCTTGACCATCATCCTTATCGAGGAAGGCTTGGTTGACGGGATTCCATGAGTTCAGGTTGTTCACGTCGCACATGCGTAGGGAGCAGGGGCCGTCGAGGCCGGTAGCGATGTTGGTAGGTGCCGTGTTGAACATCCACACTGAGCCTGCATAGACGGTGATGTGAGCACAGCCGGGAGGAGGCGGAGCAGCAGTGTTAAGCAATCCCGCTTCCCTCCAGATCACGCTGCCATCAGCGACTTGACCGCCAACGGTGATAGGGAATGTTGGCTGGGCACCGCCGCTCGTTCCGGCTTGGACTGCTTTGTAGTAGTGACCGTTGCTGATAGTTGGTGTGATAATGGAGTTGACTGAGTAGGCGACTGAGGCGGTCCAGACCGGATAAGACGGTATGAATAGTGAGATCACCGGGATCGTGCTGACGGTAAGTGTCCCTCCGCTTGAGGCTGCTTGACCGATAGCAGAGGGATTGAAGATGGTTACCGAGGTGGTTGAGGGGATGGTGATCGTCGGGAAGGCACTGGCTCCTTGGCCATTCGTGTTATAAGCTGGATTAGTCACACCCGCGATAATAACGTTTGCGCCTGGCCCCTGAACAGTGTTGATTCCATGTGGTGTAGCAGTGGTAATCGTAACCACGCCAAACGCATCCACCGAAATCGCTGATATGGCCACTGACACAGCTGGATTAGTCAAGGTCCCGTTCGGATCCGAGTAAACCTGCGGCGGGAATCCGTTGCCCAGCGCAAGCACAGCCTGGTTAGTGAACTGAACAATCTGCGGGATCAGCGAAACGTTCCCTGCCTTACCTCCGCTAAGGGTTGATCCTTGTTGGTTGCCTCCACCGTGACCTCCGATGCCACCCCCGCCCGGACCGCCATCAGGTAAGAACACGTCAGCGGGAAATAAGGCAACGATATTAGCGTTGGTGTAAACGATTCCGGCCGGTGCCGGAGGCATCGCATAGAGAGCAGTCTGCTGGGTGGTGTCAGTAAGAGGAGGTCCTGAACTGACAGTTAGTGTTCCCCCTAGAGTTGGAGTGTGTGAGCCTACTAACGGAGTGCCGCTTAGGTTAAGTACGGTATTGGATACGTTAAAGTTTATGACGTAAGAGCCGTTATAGCTGGAATCGGAGCCAGCGGTGTAGGTTACAACGCTACCTGGAGTTGCTAGGAATGATGCAGCTAAGGTTAACGTAAATATACCTGGAGGGAAGGACATTGCTAAGGATACAACGCTTAGCACGGTACCTCCACTGGTTGCTGCCCCTGTATCGGTAAAGGTAACTGAAGCAGTACCTAAGACGGGTTGGGTCACGGGCAGGCCGGATCCTATAAGTAGTGATTCAGTGCCGGAACCGGTACCGCGATAGATGTTATAGGAGACGGCATTAGGGACTGTGTTCCATGTGAGCGTGATTTTATGGTTAACCGCGACTGCAACACTAGCCTCATTTGAGGCTGTGGTCTCGCCGCCGACATTGTCGATGGAGGTTACTTTATAGAAGTAGGTAGCAGCAGGTAACGTACCGCCCGCGCCGCCATCAACTGCTACTAGGTGTCGTGGTGATCCTAGCTGCTGGTCAAGGGCCTTCATGATACGGAGATAGTATGGTGCGACTCCGGTCGGCTTGAAGAAGAAGGTGCAGAGATCGCGTCCACGACCGGAGGTGGGGACGCCGTTGTAGGCGTTGACTAGCGCTGATCCGTCGCAGGTCTTGAAGCCGCCTCGCTTGGTCAGGAGTAGGTTGGATGCTCGCGGAACTGAACCCTTGGGCTGAGATAATACTCCGGTGGAGGCATCGACGCCTCTGATCCATGGACCAAACGAAATGGGCTTAACGGCCATAACTATTGTATAAGCTCCACTAGGAAACTGACCGGCGTGACCTGATCTGTAGCGGCTACGTTGAACGTTGCGGTTATTGCCTGAGAATTACCAAAGTTAATAGCTGACGTTCCCGAGTTAAACACCGCCGAGAGGCCTGTGGTCACACCTGTGAGATTTTCATAAGCCTCACGTTGCCAGTTTTGAGCAGTCTGGCTGCCACCATTGTTAAAGATTTCCCAAGTCACGCCCTCGCGAGACGTAGTGTTGTTGTTCGCATAGGTAAGAGAGTCGATCAAGGTCCCACCAATGCTTAATTTATAGATAGTCGAAACTGTCCCGGTACTATGTAGATACTTGAGCTTTATACGTAATCCTTTGCCGAATGCGAGGACGTTAGCTGGGAGAGTGTAGGTATATAGCGTAGCATCTCCACCAGTTCCGACGATTGCCGATCCTGATTGCTGCTGATTTAGCAATGTCATGCCGACGCTTGAGTTGGCTTGGAATACAAACGCCTTATCGCCTCGGAATGGCTCATCAAGAACTTGACCGGCAGTGTATGAAGCGTTGAAGTCACTTGGCATGGTTGCGCCGTTTGTGTAGTTGATGATGCGTAAACGGGCATGCCCAGAGCCCATGTTCACGATCTGCGTAATGGTACGACCGCCGGTTTGCGTCAACATCCCATCGATCACTAAATATGTGGCAGCCGTGTTAAAGCTGATAAACTGACCCTGAGTACCGGAGACTACATCGTCTTGCATCTCGCCGCCGAATATCTTGACCACTCCAGCTGTAGCGGTGATGTACTGTGAGGTGCCGCCAGCCAGATTCTCGAAGTGCTCTTGCTGAGATGAAAACTGTCCAGCAGCGGTCATAGATAGCGCTACCGTTGAGTTATCGTCGTAGGAGTTCCCAAACGAGACTACTTCTGCATTTCCAGTAATCGAGATCCCTGTCCCATTCTGGAAAATGGTGTTACCTAGTAGGCGATTATTTTCGGTCGTACCGGGGAAGATGATTCCTACTGTGCAGGTAGGTCCGATCACGTTATGGAAGATGGTGATCAGGAAAGCATTGCCCACGCTGATGCAATTGCTGAAGTTGGAGATTCTGTTGTCGAAGACTAGAGCTTGCTCTGCTCCATTCCCGGCCCCTACCCCGAGTAGTAAGCCCTGAGATGTCCCGCCTGAGCCGAGCAACGTGATGTCCCGCAGCCCGCCTTCTTTGTGCGCTACACCCCAATCAAATGTGATGGCGACGGCAGTAGTGGAGGTGAACGTTAAGGTCGTTCCGTTAGCGTCTCCTTCCAGGATCGCGTATTTGCCGGAAGTGTTCAGTACGATGGGAGTGGAAAAGTTGTAAGTACCGGCGATGATGTGGATGCGACCGCCGTTGGATGGGAGGGCGGCGTAAGCGGCGTTGACTTGGGCTCCAATATCGCCGCTTCCCCAGGTAGCAGCGCAAGAGCCGCCAACTACCGATTGCCCGTTCATCTTGCAGATTTGGGTTATACCCGTAAAGGTACTGGGTCCAGGTAAGGAAGCTGGATTTAGGGAATCGATAATGGACATGTTCTGGTTCATCAGAACGCCCCAGTTGAGCTGGCCGGTGGGGGGGATGTTGAGGCCGAGGTTGGGCGTGGTCTGGGCGACGGCAAGCACAGGGAGGATCAGGATCAGGGCGAGGATGAGTAGCTTCTTCATGGGATGATAATTCCGCCGGCGACCGAATCGGAAAATGTAGGAGTGTTGTAGCTCCCTCCAACCTGAATCCTCGACGCTACTCCCTTATTCGAGCGGAACCATTCCTGAGCCTGCTTGAAGAAGGCTTCTTCCAGCTCAAGGCCACCTTTGACATCCTGCTCGGCTTTCTTGGCCTGGGCTAGCATCCAAGTGGGGAGGATCGAGGCCCAGCCATGGGGAGCTTGGAGCGTGACTGCGGATTGACCTGGAGAATATTTGATCCCAAAGGTCCGCTTACCACACCAGAACAGGGATAGCTCAGTAACAGTCGTGCCGGAGGGCCAGGCTTGGGCTGTGGAGGCGCCGAGGGAGCGTATCAGGCCAGTCAGGAAGCCGCCAGCGGTTGACGCGTAGGCTACGATCTCTGTTCCAAGAGGGCCGCTAAACTGAGCAAATCCGAACGGCAGCAAGAAGGCTCCAGAGTTGTTGATGGCGACTGAGGTATCGGTAGCGAGCATGTTGGCGGTGGTGGCCGCCACTCCAGAGGTCCGGTCAGGCTGGTAACCAACCTCGATAACCTGCTGATCAGTGTTGACCGAGATGGTCACCCGGCTCAGGACTGATGAGGTAACTGAGTTTCTCCGGAAGAACTCCGCTCGCTGTCCACCCTTTACCCAGTAGCCGCCGTACCAGACATCGGTGATGGAGAGCCAGGTGCCAGGGCAGACATACATTGGTTGGCCGACGACGGTGGGAACGCCCGCATAGTCGAGCACCCCGCCGACCACCCGCGAGAACTCGGAGAGGCCCTCGTTAAGCCATGAGTATAACGTTGAGGCTCCGAAGATTGGACCGTCAGAGTCGAGCAGGTAAGCAGTTGATCGCGCTGGAGGGATACCGAATCCAGTAGGTACAGCAGAGACTGTGAAGGGTGAGGTAGCGGATTCGGTGAATTGAATCTCGGAGCCGGCCAAGCCGCCGGGCTGAGAGAGATAAACACGGATGGCAACTGCTCCGGGTAGCAGAGCCGAGGTCACCTGAATCCCTTGAGCAGCACCAACGGTAAGAACTAGGGATTCTTGAGACTCTAGTGTCTCGCCCCAGTTATTGCGCTGGGTAACGACAGCGAAGTAGGTACCTGTGGGAAGGGTGGACGCTGCGGATGCGACCACTGCGAAGGTGGCGGCAGGAGCAGGGAGCGTAGGGGGCAGGTCCGGAATCTTGTTCCGGACACTAAACAGGACGTCTCCGATAAGTGCCATTTCCTAATCCTTTCCCTATGAAAAGAGGCCAAGGAGGTTAATGTCCCTCCCTGACCTCCCTTCTTCCCCAAGCAGCGGCGGCAAAAACTGTTACGACTCCTAACTCGTTGTCGAGACTTCCACGTCCTCGATCGCGACGGCGGTAGCACCGGTTAACGTAGTCAGAACGCTGCACGATGTAGCGGCGATGTCAACTTCGAACGGGAACAGGATATCCATACCACCAACGCTAGTACCGAGCACTCCAGCGTTGCCGTATTGACCGGTCAGGGTCATCACGCCGACAGTAGCCGTGGCGCCTGCATTGCGGTCAAGGGTGACTTGACCAGCACTCTGATAGCTCAGGATATAGGCATAGAGAATGGTCGCGCCTGTGCCGGCGGTCGACACGGAGATCGGCAGGCCGACCATGGCTGGAGTGAATGGATTCGATGGGGCAGTCAGGATCGCTGCACCGGAGGTGATGTGACCGTCAGTCGAGCCGATAACCGTGCCGCCAGGAATGATAGAGAGCAGTCCTGTAGGCGTGACTGGAGCAAAGGAGCCGACCAAGACCAAGGTTGTGCCATCGTTTAGCACTACCTGAACGCTGGTGACGGTCGGAGCGGCAACGGAGGCGCCATAGATCTTGACTCGCACATATCCTTTGCTGAAGGCTGGAGCGAGCGAGCCTAAGGTGACGGTGGTGGTAGCAGCCGCGCCTAGAGCCTGATTCTGCTTCAGGAATAGCGAGTCTTGCTGGATGGGAGAGCCGAAGCTCGGTAGGATTGCCCAGAGCCGGTTTAGGAACGCCATCTTGATGTCTCCTTAGTGCGAAATCTGAACTTACTAGGGGACCGGAGTCCCCTGTGCTCTAGGTCATGCCGTTGATGATCGCGGCAGTACGGGGATTCACGTTGGTCAGCTGCTCCACAACGACCACCCTCGTGCTCACCACTTCCTGGTTGCTGCTCATCAGCCAAGGCCGGATGATGTAATAGCCCTTGTTGTGATAATTCATCCAGAAATATTTGCTATTCCACATATACGCCGTACCTGCCGTGATGTACTGATCAGCTAGCACCACGCAGTTGTTAAAACGGAAGTGGTAGCGGATTGACGTCTGCACCGGCTCCTTGTCGGACATGTTATTCACGACGTTGATGATTGACGGCGAGGAGCTAATGTTAGCCGTGAACTGGGTCTTGAAGTTACCGTAGTCGTAGTTGTTCATGAGGAAGGTGTCAGGTTCGTCGTAGCCGAAGGCGAGGGACTGATAGAGCTTCTCAGCGTTGATCACGGTCAGGGCGCCAGCACCGTTAGCGACTGCTGGAGATGGGTTCCATGCGGTCGTGGTCGAGCGGTTGATCCCGGCGATGGTATTGTTCTGAGTGGCGATCCAGTTGGGGATGCTGTCGATATCAATCGCCGAGTTTTGCGGTGCGATTCCCCAGTTGGCACGGGCAAGTTTGGGTAGCAGTGAAGCCGCGCAGACTTGCATTTTGGCCTTTACCACGTCGATCGCGCTAGCGCCGCCAGATCCGAGGATCACGTCGAGGGTTGGGATCGCCGCAGCTTGGTAGTAAGCTCGCCATACCTGGTTGGCGGGCTGGATAGAGTCGATAACGGAAGTGTTTAGGAGCTGGTCTCCCCAGAACGCGCCACCGGTTGGTTCCTCTTGGGTGAGCAATGGGAATATCAGCTCAGCTCCGGTGATGTGTTTGCCGGAGCGCTGGAGAGCCCAGTGGGTGGGGGAGGGCTTGATCACGATATCCGAGAGGAATGGCGCAATTTTCTTCTGACTAATTGCATCGAGCGTCCCCTGTAATAGTGCTGAGGGAGAAGATATTCCAGTTCCAACTACGCCTACTCCAGGCATGTGATTGCTCCTTTAAACTAAACTTTCGGCGCTACAGGGGCCACAGGTGGAGGGGCCACTGGAACGGGTGGTACGGAAACGGGTGTGGAGGCCGCCACTGGCTTCTGTACTGCTGCGAACGCTTTCGCGAAAGCCTCCGCATCGACCGACTGAAGGGCCTGCTTATAGGCAGCTGCGTCGGCTTCGGCTTTGGCCTTGGCAGCAGCGTCGGCAGCAGCGGCAGCGGCGGCAGCCGCCTTAGCAGCAGCCTTATCGGTTAGCTCCTTCTCAGCCTTCTTGAGTTCGGTGGGATCGGTGATGATCAGGCCGACCTCGTCAACAACCATGGTGGACATCTGGTCGGCTACATAAGCTAAGGCTGCGCCCCCCAGATTGACTCCGCTATCGTTCAGGGCCCGATTCAGGCTAGTCGCGAATCTCGTGTTGAAGCCATCTTTCATAGGTCACCTATTGAAGCTGGGATGGATCGAAGGCCTTTTGCGCTTCCTCCAGCTGTTGCATCAGTTCGTCGTCGCTCATGACGTCGTCACCGAGACCTTCGAGGCCATGTTCCTCGACGGCAGAGCGCTTGGCACCGGCACCCTTACCACCGCCAGCGGATGACGGCCGTGACGTGGCCGCTAGTCGAGAACGCTGGAGTCCCTCACGGATTCCCTCCTCACGAGCCAGTTTCTTGGCCTCCTCGATGTCGTCGACGCGGGTCAGCTGGTTGACGGCCTTATCCACTGAGGGGAAGCCGAATTCGTCGAGGATGTTGTTCTTGGTGGCATACTCACGGACTTTGTCACGGTCCCAGTCAGCGTAGTCCTTGGACTTCTTTAGCTTGGAAGCAACACGCTCAAACTGGTTGCTCCAGCGCTCGGTAGCGAACATGACGGCAGCTTTCTCAAAGGCAGCCTTGAGGGACTCGCGTTCAGCCTTTTCAGCTTTCAGTTGAGACTCGAGAGCGGCAACGCGTTTACGAGCCGGAGTCCACCAGTTGTTAGTCTCCCACTCATCTTCCTCACCGGTTGGCTGCTTGCCACGAGCAGCTTCGGCTTCGATCGCCTTTTTCTGCATAGCGTCGAGGTTGTTGTAGATTTCGCTAGCCTTGGTGGCCATCTCGGTCGCTACGCGTTCGCGCTCGGAGGCGGCGGTGAGCTTGTCGGAGAGATCCTTTTGCTGCTTGGTGGTCAGGCCACGTAGGTCGCCAAGCTTAACTTTGTGTTCACCGAGCTGCATTTCCAGATCATCGGTGAAGGTCTTCGAGTCGTTCAGAATTTCTTGAAGTGTCATCGCTACATTCCTCCGCTAGGGGATGGTTCAGCTTGGGGTGGCTGGGCGGCGCCCATGTTGAGAGGTGCTCGAACGGCGCTGTTGGTTGAAGCGGCTTGCTGGATCTCTTTGATGACCCGGTCAAATTGAGGAACCAGCTTGAGTAGTTGACCGGCTACGTTAGGGAGGCGTTCAAGGTTCTGCACGCCCAGTGATGCACAGATTTTCTTGATCTGGGTGACCTGCCGAAGCAGCATTCCTGGATCAGCTCCCTTTAGCTCGGAGACTTGCTGGGCATACTGGGCACCTGCGTCCTCGCTGGGAGCGCCGCTAGCGCCGGGTACTCCGGGCATCCCTGGCGTCTGACCAGGCATGGTCGCTCCAGGCGCACCGCCGCCACCAGCTGTCCGCGACTGGAGCGCGGACATGATGATTGACGAGAGTGGATTGCCAGCGCTCACTTAGCCTTTCGTGCCGTCCCCGAATAACTTGATCAGGTTAAGGGGATCAGGGCTGACATAGTTGGTATCGCCGACTGGGCCAGCGACTTCTTTCATGTCATTGGGAGGGACCAGCGCATCCCCCTCGGCGTCGATATTGAGGGGGGTGGCCATGTCGGGGAGGCAGCCTTTGATGGGCGTGCCATACATATCGGGATAAGTTCCTTTGTTTTTCATAGCTTAGCTCCTAGCGAACTCCTTCTCTGGCGAATGGCGCTTTCAGCTTACGGCTGGCACCTTTGAAATTGATTTTGGCTTCGCGGCGCTGGGACATGCTGCTTGGACCCTCGGGAACTAGGTCACCCGCATTCTTGTACGATCCTTCGAATTCGGTGAGGGCGTAGTTGGCAACTGTTTGGGGGCCTTGGGCAGGCCAGCCATAAAACTCGGAGTCAGGAACAGTCGTGCCTTCGGGGAAATAGCCAAGGGGATCTTCGGGAACGCCACCAGCGGTGACGGGATTGTGATCGTACTGGGGGCCTGCGTAGCTCTCGTTCTGGGGAGAGAGCAGCACCACCCGCTGATCTTCCTTCATCGGTGCACGGTTGCGTAGGCCGTGTTCGTTGTCCTGCATCAGGTCACCTCAGAGTTGTGAGGGAGGCGGTTAAGCCTCCCCCGGTTAGCTTACTTGCGTTTGCCCTTACGGCCATGACGCCCGCCGCGCCGATTCTTGACTTCGGTTAGCTTCATCATTGGTTTAGCTCCCTTCTGGCAACAGCCACAAAGCGTTTCCGCCTCAGAGCAACGCTGTCACCGGTTTAATAACGTCCGCTTTTGCGCCGTCCGCGTCCCTTGCCGCGCTTCATTTTCTTTCCTCCAGCCTTCACCGTGCCCTTGCGCATGTCGAGGGCAGGAATTGTCGAGGGCACTGGCGTATACTTCATTTCCGGATACCGCGTCTTCCCCTCATCCGCGATTTACGATTCAGCTTTCCTGGCTGCGACTTCGTGGCCATCTTGTGAGGGCCGAGGCGCATGACCTTATGTGAGGGATGCTCGACATTGCTGAATTTTGCCATCAGTGCCGAACTCCCCGGCGGCCACGCATTGAGCGCTGGTTCTGGCGCTTGGGTTGGGACTTGTTGGCCATCTTGTGTGGCATGAAGCGTTGGACCTTGGTTTTGGCACTCCCTGGGTCGGTGTGTTTACCTGCCATGACGTCTCCTAGGCTCGCGCCGCACTTTGGTCGACGTACTCTTGCATGGTCAAAGCCTGAGAGCGCATATGATCAAGGAACTGATCCTCGGTCATGTCGACAACGTTCCCGTGAGGCTCAAAAAACGGCGGGTATGGTCGGCCGTCGACCGCAAACTGAGCCAGCCAGCACTCTCCATCCTTGACCAGACGGAGCATCTCGAACTTATGGCCGATGAGTTCGGGATAGTAGCTCATAGAATCAGCGTGGGGGCTATAGCGGCCAATGTCAACTTATGGTGTGGAGTTTGTGGTGATGCGGGTGTAGATGTAGCGGGGGACGCCGACGATCCAGTGACCAGTTTCGTCCTGACGGAGCATGTAACCGAGTTCGATCATGAAGCCATTGACGCACCAGCGCCGGATGGATTCGGGATGGCGGTTATAGATCTCGGCTACGGTGGATATTGGCAGCCAGACGAGGTCGGGATCTTGGAGGGAGGGGATCATCGGGGCCTCTTCAGCTTAGCCATAGCTGCCAGCTCCAGTTCACGGATATTCTCTTCTGCCAGCTCATCCGATTGAGGCAGGTCAAGCGTTTCGAGAACATATTTAGTTGGGATCATCTTAGCCTTGGCGAGAGCGCTGACCACTGAGCGCAGCGCACCAGCACTGATTACGCGCATTGATCCCGGATCAAGATGAGCATCATAACTGTCCATGGAGTCGGATGGGATAGGCTCCCAGGTTGTCTGATTCAGTTCGCCTCGCTCCATTGCGGGGACTCGATCACTAACGTTCTTGTAGCGGGCGTCCACGTAAAAGACAATCTGCGCAAGACGTTGGAGTGATTCGGCAAGTAGTCGTCCCCGCAATCTAGTCTGATAGTGACTTTGCCACAGGGTAGCATCGAATAGGTCAGGCGATACATTTCCACCTCCAGATTGGCCTTGACGGGCCTCACTGAATCCCTGTAACTCTTTCTGGAGCGCGAGCAGTCCGGCCGGGACATTGATCATATGCTGGGGCATGGGCTTGATGTCGATAACCTGCGGGACGTCGGCGCCTTGGTTGATGACGAGAACCTCACCGGGCAGCCATCCAATTTGATTCGGATCTAGTCCAGTGTTAGCCTTGATCACGATTACATTGTTATTAGTGCGAACCATATTCTCAAACGTCTGGCCATACATCTTCTCAGCGAGATCCTGCAAGCCGCGTGAGAGCTTGATCGGTGGTGGTCCCCAGAAGTTAGACAAGGTCGGCATCGCAGAGACACGGATAATCGGAAATGTCCCGCGCTCATCGTCGGGGAGCTGGGGGACCCAGTTATTGCCATCAGCTAAGACAACATCTTCGCAGTCAGTAATCCAACGGCCATCAGGGAACATGTAGCCGAAGCGGGGCTTGACCAGGAGCCGGGACTCGGCAGCGGTGCCAGCGTAGTTCTCGACCTTCTGTCTAGTGTTATCAAACAGGAATGTATGACGGAGCCGGACTCGGTTATCCCTAAACATCTTCCGTGTCTGCGAGGAACCCTGCTGCGATAGAGGTGAGTACTCTGGGTACTCGATATTGCTGTCGACAGTGCCGTAGGGATCTGAGGTCGATTGCCGGACTCTTCCCTTTACCCTCCAGCCTTGCTCAGGGAACTGGCGATGGACCTCATCCAGATACATCCAGTCCCAGTATTGGACCCAACTCCAGTCAGAATCGGACTTACAGAAGGGATCAGGAAGCACAGACTCAGGATCGCGAGCTTCGACCCAGGTCATTCCCTTGCCACGACGCGCAGATGGAGCGAAGCCAACTTGGAGGAATCCTAAGTTGCTTAGCATTGCCCAGATCACGCTCTCGAGGATCCGGTTGTTGTAGCAGCCTTGGCGCCAGTTAGCTTGGAAATACTTCTCGCGAGGGTCGTCACGCTTGCCTTCATTGGTGATGTAGACCTTGATGGAGGCATCGGTGATGTCGGTGGCTTCGTTCAGGACTAGAGTCTGGAGCTGCGGAATTCTTACTGCTGGACGGTATGAGGGCCGATTCCCGCCGTCATCAGTGAGGTTATAGAATTCCTTGATGTCGCGGAAGTAGTCACGGCCGAGATATTTGTCGCGTTCAGTTGTGCTGATCCGCTCAAGCTCATCTAGCTGCCTGATGATTGCGCGGTCGGCGCTGACCTCGGGAGGGAGCGACTTCTTCTCCGTGACCACGTCGTAGCCGACATACATCGGAGGCACTAGGAGGTCACCTCGTCTTCGTTATCTTCATCGTCATCAGGTTTAGGTAATGGAGGAAGTGGGAGCGGCGCAGTCTTCGGAGCTTTCCCGGCGCGAGCCTTTTTCTCCGGCTCCGAGAGCCACTTAGCAAGAGCATCGCCGGGTAACTCCTCAGAGCCACCCTCACTTTTCCTGAATTGCTCAATGTCAATCATCATGCCGATCCAGTCTTTAGGGGTGAGCATGCCGGTGGTCACCAGCAACTGGCCTCCTGCCGCTACTCGGTCTTCCAAGTCTGCCCATGCAGCCGAGCGCCCCTTTCGCCTCAACTTGTTGAATTCGATCCCAATATCTCGGATAAGTCCTTCTGCTGCTGCTCGTGCTCCCGGCGTAATTGTGCTTCCACCCGGCGGGCTTTGATGTTCTTCTCCAGTTTGAGCAGATCGGCCTCGCTCGGAGGCTTGCGGATGGAAGGCTGAGGAGCTGAAGCGGTCCCTACCGAAGTTGCGACTTGCTGTGATGGGCGGTTTTGAGCTGGCGTTAGGCATTCTGGCTCCAGTGGGAATATAGCTGCGTGCCTTGATGCGAAGCGTAGCACAAGTTGATCATGTTTGGAATCCGTGTCTTCAACGAGGATTTGGCGGGCAGCTTCAAGCTCGACACCACGAATGGCCTTCAGCGGTATACGGAGTTCGCCGCCGGCTTCAATCGTTAGCGCAGTGAGGAGCTTGGTCAGGTAGCGGACGACTCCCTGTGGCGAAGTATCAGATGGCGGCATCGATCGGCTCCTTCTCCTCAGAGGGGATCAGGGATCGGAGGATGGTACAGCGTTCATGAAGTGAGCACTTATCGGAGATGATGGCGTCGTCATCGCAGCGGCAATAGTCGAGTTCGATCCCGTCGATGAGAGAGGCGATACGGCCGCGTATCGGGGCTAGCATGTTAAGCACCATGAGCAGCTTCTCCCTAGTGAGCTTAGCTAGTTCATCCTGATGGATGATATCGAATGCATCACGTAGGGTGCCATCGCGCTCGGGGATGACTGGGAAGATGCGGACGTCGGTAGGAACGTCCCGTGGGAATCGCATCTCTTCAACATCGAACATACGCATATCGATAAGCAGCGAGTCTCCGGGCTCAAGGTGGAGTTTCGCTACGTGCTGCTCGAATTCCTTTTGCGTCATCCTCGTTTTCATTCAGCCTCCGAGAGTTCGATGGATGGAGCAGTAAATTTGCGATTTGCGTATTCGCAGCTGGATGAGGGATGGATCAGGACGTAGCCTAGGATGCTGTCACAGTCCCAGCGTAGGACCGCATGGCAATTGGCACAAGCCATAGTCTGCATGATTCCGGTGACGACGAGCATTATAGTTCTCCTAGGACTGAGCGGCAGCGTTTTAGCATCGGTCTCATGATCATCTTCAGGTCGTCACGGAGCGCATTCTGGAGCGCGGCTTGCGGGGAGAGCGCGGCGAGGCCGGTCAGGTTATCCCGGTTCTCCTTGTCCAGATAATTTGCTTTCCAGTTCAGGATATTCGGTGGTGGATACTGAACGCACGCGATGAGTGCAAAGCACACCGCCATGAACACGTCATCGTGGCCATGTTCAACCTCCCATCTCATGCCTGTAGCCATGGTCATTAGGTCCATTTGCCGCACGATCTCATCATCCTTGAGGGAGAGGCCACCAGGATTATTTTTCATGCCGTCATGGAGCTTTCCACGGAATGTGGAGAGCAGCAGATCACGTGATCGTGATTGAGTCTCAAAGCCTAGCGCGTGACTCTTGAATTTGCCTACCTGCTTATCATCCTTACCTTTCCATACGTACCAGTTAGGATACATGTAGGTGTCGCGCAGAACCTGCTGACACCAGAGGCCTAGGTTGCCGGTCAGCTCGATATTCATCATCGCTTTGTTGTACCAGCGGCCGGCCTTGTCGACATCGTCGGCCATTTCAACCGGGTTGACCCAATCGCTAAAGCGAGCAGCGACATCGCCGGTAGTGCCATTCAAGACCACATAGCTTGCGAAGTCGCCGCTAGCTCGACCAGTTTCCTGCTCGATTCCTCTCGCGCAGTCGACGCCGATATAATAGTGGCATCGGGCGATTGGATACTCCCAGATCAGCAGCTTGCCACGGGGATTTTTGACGAAGGTGATTTGGCCACCTTTACGCAGCAAGTTCCCTTTCACTATCGGAGCTTTCTTGGTGCTCGCAGCAAACCTGATCTCTTCAGTGGTAAATGCGGGATCACCCGTAGCGACAAAGGCTACTTCCGGAGTATGTGGGTACTCCTGATTAAAGAGTAATTCTGAACCTTTGCATTCTCCCTCTAGCGTCATGCGCATCCATGCGATCTGTGCAGGAGTTGCATTAAAGTGCTTACCCATCAGCTCTCTTTCGAAATCAGTGGCAGGGGCATCCTCAGCTTCGGCCGCATCCCGGTAACAGGCTGGATCGTCCAGCCAGCTCAGGAATATCGGAGTATAGCCATTCCACTTTGCTCCAACAGCGTGTGCTGCATTCCAGTATTCGTAGAAAGTCTCACCGATACCGACGCGGCCCTGAGCTGTGGATTCGAGGGTGATCACCGTATCAGGGGCCTTGGATACTGCGGGAAGAATTGAGACAAACGATTGCTGACCGGGGTAACTCGCTGCTTCCGAAAGATGAAGGTACGATAGCGTCAAGCCTCTACCCGTACCTACGCTTCCTGCGGTTGCCAGATCAAGGTTGGATTCTCCTAGTGAATGTGGGAAGATAATAGACTTGGTCCGTACATCAACGATGCCAGGGAATTTATCGTTAAGTGCACTCATCATATCGCGCGGGACTCGGAACAGGCCCTTGTCGGCGACATCCTTTAGGTGAGCCACGATCATCGCGTGGGCTTGGGAGCGGGCGAGACAGTGTGCAGCGGCGAGCGCATCAAAATAGCTACTGCCCCCGACGCGACGTGCTTTAAGGAGGATTACGCGAATCGAGCCATGCTTGACGTAGTGCTCCTTGACCATCTGGTGCAGGCGCACCTGGTTAGGGTTAAGCACGAAGGGGACGGAGGTCCCAAGGTCCCTATGTTTGATTGGGAGTTTCGATAAGAACGCTCTAGCCTTATCTAAATTCGTAGCAAGCTCCTAGTGCCGGCTCAACGCCGCCATCGGCTTGGACTTTAAGTAGTACTCATGACAAACTGCGCTACAGCAGAATTGTGGATCAGGCACACGTAGGCCGTCGACAACCTTGAACACTCCATCATCACGGGAGGCCCATTTCCCGTCGTCACCAGTTTTCTTACATAGCGCCTGGACCGATTTAGGGATGATGTCCTTGTGGAGCTGAGTGAAGCATATCCATCGTGGGCGAGATTGTGACTGCCTGTCGAGCACAATCCTTGCGGCGGCATCGTACTCACGGCGGAGGTCACCGAGTTTGGCCATGGCCTGGTCGAGAGGCGCATGATGCCAGTCGAAGGGAGGCGCTATCAGAGGATCGCCATAAGCATGGGCTAATGCATCGTGTTCGGTCTGTTTTGCTTGCTGGAGGGAGGTGGCTTTGGCGAGCCTTGTAGCGGCGGCTTTAGCACGAGCTTCGGCGGTCCAGGTCATCTAGAGCCTCCAATGAACGAAGCCATATCAGTTCCTGTAGCCATGAACCGAACATGTTGGCTTCGTTCCTCCATAACGAGATGGGGGCAGACGAAATAATGATGTGTCTCAATTGGCACTTCCACTGAGTCCCAGACTACAGGAAACCATTCCACAAACCACTGCGGTATGAACTTATGCTTAAACATCTGCCATACGCCATTGGGCCAGCGGATAGTCTTGGTTTCAGTGCGAGAGGGTATACGCCCAGCAAGGCACCACGATCTCATCTGTAACACGAGTTCAGTGGAGGCTTGACCGATTATGGCCTTGATATCTGCGTTATTCGCTAGACCGGGATAGTCTGCAATAGCCCTCACCGCATATAGGAAAATCTTCTCTGCCTCAAATGTACGGAGGGATTCTGTGACGTCCATTGTGGTTCTCATTTATTGATTAGCTCCTTGGAGGGCATCATAAAGTATCGCGTCTGCTTGGCCGCTGCCCGCTCAGCCTCGCTGGCTCGCTGCGTGCGGTCGATCTCAAGCTCATAGCGGGCGCGTTCGGCGGTGCGAGGCTTGCTCACTTTCCATATCAGGTGACAGCTAGCACAGGTGAAGACCCAACTTTGCTCATCTTCGCCTAGGAGCCTGAGCATTGAGCGCTCACAGACACCTTCACGGACATTTGGACAATTTGGTAATTTCATCGGCCCTTCCTAAACGGATAGCTCTCGCCATCAGTATTGAAATAGTCGCACACATAATCTGGATCGATTGGATCATCAGTCTTTAGTCTAACAATCTCGCACACACCAAATCGATCGCGGACGCGTTCGAAATAGTGGGAGCACCGCTCGCATCTGTATTGGATGAACTCGGCATCGCGATAGTCGACATCTTCAGGGGTGAACTTGACTGGCCGATCAGCCAACATCTTCTCGTATTCGTCAAAGTTTATGGACATGAGTCAGCGTCCCAGCGCTAATACGATGACCGTTATCAGCAACGCGAGGGCAAGGGAGAGTAGGTCTTTTTCCAGTTCCGTCATCGTCAATTTTCCCCGTGTTGTGTGCAATGGTCGATGGCTTCAGCTTGGCGTACCATCTGCATACTATGCAGTCCTTTCGCTGTGTGTCCCCTTCGGCAAGGTGGTAGACATGGTAGATCCAGTTGCCTTCCACCAGCCGAAAGGGACTCACATATTCACACTTCCACTAAACCGCTCAAGGAGTGAATGAGCCTGAGGACCGGTTTAGAGTCCCTGCATCCCCACTCGTTACCCACCCACTCCTTGAACCTCATTAAACTGCTGGCTTGCCCTGGCTGACCACGCCACCAACTGGTAGTAGCGCTGGCGGAGCCAGATATGGAACCTTTGCGGTGGCGGTGATATTGACGACCGCGCCGGCTGGGTTCGTATAGCTCGCGGCCCAGTTTAGGTTAAAGCTGCCTCCTGCGACCGCCGTCGCTGCGGCGGTGACGACTGCGCTTAGGCCATCAGCGGCCGGCGCCAGCGTGACTGTTGGATCATCAACTGTGAAAGTTGGAATCGGTGAGCCTGTCGGTAGCGCATCGGCATTGCCGTTGATGTCGACCGGCGTAACGAAAAAGGTGTCCTTGGCTCCTGGCACTAGGCCTAGGATGGTTCCTGTAACTGGCATATTTGCTCCTTGTGTGATAACTCCCTTAACGGGAAATCTTGGTGAAAGTATGACACGGATGGCATGGAGATCCTGAGCAATTTGGTGCAAGTCGTGGGCGATGGACTGGTCGGGGCGGTTAGTAAAGAAGAACCGCGCATAGAGGGAGTCGCTTTGGCCCTGATCATCGATCGTCATCGGAATTCAATCTCTCCATCAGGGTTAGGGGGAGTGTTGGCTACCCACACGGATCCGGATGCTTCCTCGGAATCCCGCGCCTTCTCAAGCAGCCATACGATCATTGAGTTCAGCGATCGACGGTCGCGGTCGGCCTTAGCCCTAAGCCACTCTTCCAGCTTGGGTGGCAACCGTAGCTTAAATCCATTTTTACCCATCTAGAGGGCGACGTTATCACGGCGCTCAAATGGCGTCAAGGGGGTCACTTTGACCTCACTCGAAATATACCTGTCATCTATGTAGTGACATCGTGATCCAACTCACCCGCACAGGCGGAGGAGCGACGGGGGGCTCGGCTCGACAAGATGGGGTACCCGTTGAAGGGGGGGAGCGGCGTGAGTAGTAGCGCTTATATCGATAGCGGTCTATGTAGTGTGTACGTACATTTATGGCTGTACGCGGTTAGGCCAGCGGATGGCCAAGGCGCGGAGGATGTTGGCGCGTGAGGATGCGCGTTTGCGAGTGGACCTAGACTTGCCACCGAGGCGGCCGGCATAGCGTAGATGCTCGCGTAGCGTGTCTATCCGCGCCCTGCGCGTGATTGCGGCTGTGGTCATGGTTGCGTTAGCGGCGAATATGCGCCAGTCTTTGCAGCTGCGCGACGCTCTGCGGCGATACGTTTGCGTGCGATTCTCGCTTCGGCGCCAGGGATTCTTCCCGATGCGCGTATCACTCGATTCGCCGCATGAGCGCATCGCGCATGCCAAACTGATCGTGCTTGAGCGGTTGTGCGAATAGTTCCGTTTGTGCGCATCGACGTTAGAACGTAATTGTAGCATGGTGGGTTGGCGCGTATACGCCTGTACGTGCGGGATTGTCAAGTTGGCATTACAGTGAGTGAAAACTATATTTGTAACGTTTTCATTGATATACATGGGGTTATAGCGATTTATCTTGACAAGGATTGAAATGTTTGAGAAGCTAAGCGTGCTTAGTTAAATTCACTTTGAGGTGCGCACATGTACACGTCGATAAACTTCAAGACTAAAAAGCAGCTGAAAGAGGCAGTAGCGGCAGGCAGGCAGGTAACGGTGTTTCAACCGGGCCCGTTTGGCGGGAATGAACCGAGGGACGGCCGCATAGCGCTCGAGGGGCCGCACTATCCCGAACCGCACAAGTGGTATGCGGATTGTGATCTGAAAGACGGTGTAGTTGTCAAGGTTCGCTAGAGGTGACGTTAGCAGGGCCCGCAACGGTATGGACCTTGCTAGCGATGCGGCTAGCATCTGAGGTGCGAACATGAAACGAGTGAGAGTAGGCAAGCTGTACCGCTATGAACCTGTCCTGATAGACAGGTGCAATCCGCCACACGATATCGAAACTGGGAACATTGTGCGAGTGGTAAATCTGCATGGATGTCCGCGAGCTAACACAATGGGACACTGTCACGTAGAGCACTTGGGAGGAGAGTTTGCTGGCCTAGTTTGCTGCAATTCTCTGCAAGATCTTACGCCATGGGAAGCAAAGCAAGTGCGTCATGCGCGTACGCCAGCGAAGCATAGGATTCCGTCGACAAGGTTCACAATTGAGTACGATGAGCGCTCACCTCGAGAGGTGACGCTGTGAAGCTACTCACAGTTGAGAACGCCAAAACCGTTAAAGGCGAGAAACTGGGATATCTAACAGGGATCCTGTATCTTGCGCCGGCAAACGAATCAGGAGTCTTGAACGTTTGCCCTATGTCGACTGCGGGATGTCGCAGGGATTGCCTCTACACTGCAGGACGGGCCGATATCTTCCCTGCCATCATTGCAGCTAGGATACGTAAGACGCAATGGCTAGCACGGGATAGGGAAGGATTCCTCGAGCAACTACGGCGAGATATCCGTTCACTAGTTGCTCGAGCAAAACGTGCTCACCTTATTCCAGCTGTGAGAGTGAACGGAACTAGCGACCTACCACAACTAGCGCGTAAGATGGCGGCCGAATTTCCAGATGTGCAGTTCTACGATTACACGAAGATTCCTAGGCCGTGGGCAAGGCAAACGGCAAACTATCACCTTACCTTTAGCTTGAGTGAATCCAATTTCCAAGATGCGCTCGAGACCCTGCAGCATGGAATGAACGTTGCAGTAGTGTTTAACGTGAGACGGGGGCATGAGCTACCTGAGGTCTGGCGGGGAGTTCACGTTATCGACGGTGATGCACATGACTTGCGATTCTTGGATGCTCACCGTTTTGGGCTGATAGTGGGACTGAGGGCTAAGGGTAGAGCACGGAAGGATTCCAGTAGCGGATTCGTTCAAATTGCAGAGGTGCGACTATGAAACAACGAATTGCGGTGCAGGTTTTGAACGGCGCAACGGGAGAGATTAGGGAAGTAGTGGCGAACGTTGCGGCAACGGATGAGCAAGAGGCAGTTAACAAGCTATTCGCTCGAGCACGGAAGGATGACTATTACTATCGGTTTTTGGGTCACTCCAGTGTCATCAGGCCAACCGTCGACGGGGCAGTATCGCTCGAGCATGAGAGTCAAACGTACTGGGCACTTGAGGTGTAGGAGTCTAATTCAATTCGAGGTGCGACAATGCCGATTACAGAGAGTGAGCTAGGACAGTTTACTGGTAGCGAAAACTGGTATCAGCACGGGCTGATAAGGCGCATAACGTTCACAGATGGCGCGAAGTACCTAGCGGACAATGCAGGCGCGTACTGGCTGATAGACGCCATTGCGATATCTCAGATGCGGCCGCGAGTTAGGGCTGAAGAGTTCCAAGTGTGGACACTGACGGTCAAGGGGAGTAAGGCCAAGCTAACGTGCGAGGACGGTAACGGGAATCAAGTGTATCTGCAGAGGATAGGGTTTACGGATTTCCCGTTGCCTGAAGTGAAACTGTGGTTCTCCAACAACGTGATTATGTTGCCAAGTGAGTACTAAAATTTCAACTCGAGGTGCGTTATGTCATGGAAACCTGAAGTAATCGCGGATTCAACGGGAAAGTGGTGCGGTAACGGACTAAGGTTCGCCACGAAACAAGAAGCTTTGGACAATGTACAGGACTTGGCCAATCGATGGTTCCTAGTAGAGGACACTCGAGTCGTAGAGTCGGATGACCCTGTCAATTATGCTTGGATCGACGGCAAACTGATAGCACTCGAGGTGCCTTGTGAATAAGCGAATCCAACTTTTGAACAGACTGGCCAATATCAGGGATTTTCTCCGCGATGCGAACGCGGGAGTCATCCCACAAAGGTTAGTTGAGGACTTCAACCGACTAGCGAAAAACTTGGGCGCGGATGAGGACTGGTGTGTATCGCGCCTTGAGAGCTTGTCTCACGGGCAGTAGTTCGCACCTCCTGCTCGAGGGACCGTGGGGCGCGCATACGTTAAACGCGCAAAGTTTGAAGGGAGACCAACACAATGAAAGCAATCAAATTAGCAGTGGTGACCATGGTGGTGACCATGGTAGGTAGCCTAGGCGCCAGTGATAGGCCTAGGTCCATAATCCATGTCAGTCATCTGACCACAACGGAGATAGGCGTTACCTGTGTGAACGGTGCTGATCCGACAGGCAGCAAGATTGACGATGTTCTCATCATCAGCTGTAGAAAGGATAACTAAAATGTGTAAGGCGTTCAGCAGTATCATAGAGCCTAATGCGAAGGTAACGTGGAAGCTGGGTGTGGATTCGCACACGGATCTGTTGGAGATGGCTTTCCTTAAGGATGAGACGAGCGATCCGGTGCAGATGGCGTTTGCCAGAGTTGAGATCACGCCGGATAACGGAAGTTACCTGGAACCGGACAAGTGGACATTGAAAGTTGATCAGGCGATCACGCCGGCTTGGTTTGCGGAGAAGCATCGAGAAGCGGCACTAGGGGCGCATGAAAAGTGGCTGGCGGCTCTCGATAAGGTGCTGGTTAGGAAGCCGATTGTATATCCATTCAGGATTAAGCCTCCAGTTAGGATTACCAAGCAGCATATAGAGTTGCTGCGTAAGTGGGACTCGGTCAGGGGCTCGGTCAGGGACTCGGTCTGGGACTCGGTCTGGGACTCGGTCAGGGGCTCGGTCAGGGACTCGGTCTGGGACTCGGTCTGGGACTCGGTCAGGGGCTCG